ATGAAGGAAATTGACCGCAAACGGGCAAATGTGCGGGCAAAAACACCCGCAAATCGACCGCAATTGCCCGCAAAACCCTTCGTCGTGCATCTGGGTGTGAAGTACCCCCTATTGTTGGAACGTGGGCTTTGGCGCGTTCGGACCAGAAAGAAGGGCCATGAACTAGACGACAGCTTAGGGGAGGGCTCGCTCGACTGGGCAAAGAAGGAGTTCTACAGGAAGATGGCGGCTGGAGAGTTTACCAAGGTCAAGAAGAAGCCCGATCCGGATGAGGGCACCATGCAAAACCTCATGGACGTCTACGAGGAACTTCCCAAGCGCGCATCAGACGATGTCGCGGAGAGCAACATCAGCCGTCTCGCAGTCATCATTCGAACGGTGTTTGGACGTGAACCAAACAAGGTTGCAATCTCGGAGTTCACCTCAAAAACTTGGGAGGAGTTCCAAAGGATCCAGCAGGGTGGGAAGCTGGATCTCAGCAAGAGGCATCCAGATAATCAGGCTATCAACTCGGCCATCAAGCAGGCGAAGTCCGTGATGACCAAGAAGCTTTGGCCATCGTTTGCCCAGAGAGGCATTACCATCAATCCTAACACTGCAATCGTGCAGTGGCTGCCCGAGGGGTACAAGCCGCCAGCGGAGGCAAAAGGCGATGACTTGGTAGCGGCCTGGGAGAAGCTCCAAAAAACGGACCTGCCCATGTGGTACACGATTGGCCTCGCCCGCTTTGCGGGACTTCGCCGGGAGGAGATCTCCGCAATGCGGCCGGAATGGGTAATCCGAAAGAAGGGGGTTCCATACGTGCGGCTCATGGACAGGCCTGAAGACGGCTTCTTCACAAAAACCGGCAAGCCCTATCAAGCCATCATCCTTCGTGAAGATCTAGCCAAGGCAATCGAGGCTCTCCCCGTCGAGACTCTTGTAGTGCATCCGAAAACTCCAAATGATCGTGACAGGTGGTTTGAACGAGAGCCTCAGGCCTGGATTCGGCCTTTTGCGCCAAAAGCGCGTCTTCCGTTGCACCGGCTTCGCGGGCTCTACGTTGACCAGGTGGCCGAAGAGCAGGAGGAAGCAATTGCAGCCCGACAAGAGGCCGTCAAGAAGGCCTCCAAGGCTGTGGGCCACACAACCACCAAGATCACTGAGGATCATTACCTTACGCCGGAAGCGCTGAAGCAAAGCAGTTCAGTTGAGCAGGCGGTTTACTAGACTTTTGTAGTAGAGGCTTTTCCCCCTTGCGGAAGATGTATTATTATGGAAATTATATGGGCATTTCTGTTGGTCTAGACCTGATAATGCTTCACTGATGCAATCAAACTGTCGTAAATCTTCGTATCCGAGCTAGTGATGCAATTGCCTATATCCATTTCACCATGTCCCATCGTTGAGGCGTCGTGTGAAATTCGATTCTCTACCGAATTCCCTGATGCGGCCGTTCCTGGCCTTCTTTTTCAACACCTACAGCCCGCGTTCCCGAAAATGTCGACGCTGCCGATCGCAAGTATGCCAGCAGAGTTGCGCCGCGCGGATCCGAATTTGTCGGTGCAACCGCTCTATCGACTCGATGGGCCTGAAATGTCTGCCCTCGTTGGTGATTCGTCCATTACCTTCACAGTTTCGGGCACATACAAGGGATGGTCATGGTTTCTCCCTGAGATTCTGAAGAATTGGAAGTTGGTGCTTGACTCCAAGGTTCCCACTGGGGTGAACCGAATAGGACTTCGATATGTTGATTTTTTCAAGGCAGACATCTTTCCCCTCACGAGAGTGAGATTTCAGCTGGGCGAGCAATCGTTGGTTGGAATGGAGACCTTCCTTAGAACCGGGATTGTATGGAACGAAAAAAAATGTATCCTCCAGATCGGGAAAGACGTCCGGCTGACGAGCAGCGCCGAAATTGGCTCCGTTATTGATTCGGATGTATTTGAGATATTTGAACAGCCAGGTGACCAGTCTGTCAGTTCTATAGAGAAATTTCTTGACGAAGCTCATGCCGCTGGCAAGCATCTGTTTTTTTCGATGTTAGATCCAGGTTTTCTCGCCGTCCTTAACCCTGTTTACGCACAGCCATGAATAGCTATTCATATTCTAGCGCACGCGCTATGCAGACGCTGTACACATGGGCAGTTGTACTGGGAAGTTTTTGCGGCCCTCCGCATACAGACAGGTGTAGGATTAGGTCCTACGAGGTTAATCAGCCTCGTGCTGCGGAGTCTTATCAAGTCCAAGTTCCATCAATTAATGAAGGAGTGGTGTTGGAGAGGTTCGCGGATAGATTGGTGAGTGAAACCATTGACCTGCCTCAAGACGCGGCCGAGGTCATTGATAAGCATTTTTGGGATCTGCTATGAGCGAAGTCTTAGAAGACTTTAAACAATACCTGCCGACATACCTATCAGGGACAGCCAAGGACAACTTGTTCAAAGAGTTGGAGTCGTTCCCTAAGAATATTGATGAGCGGATTTACACCCGCAAATTGCAGGGTGAAGCCGTCGTGTTCCAAGGAGATGGCATCAAAGAAATGCCATTTATCAATCTGCCTAACGAAAAGGTTGGCCCCGCAAATGTCTTGGTTATTTCCAATACTTGTGACATTGACCCGACCAATCAGCGAGAAATTCCACTACAGGTTAGCTACTGCCCGATCGTCAAGCTAGGTTCTTGGCTTTCACGGTTGAGAGAGCCCGCGCCGCTTGATCAAGCTGTGCGGGCTCAGAGAGTTTCATCCATGTTTTACTTGCCGAAAAACGAGCACTTGAAGGATGACTCGGTGGCGCTCTTGGATCGTATGGTTAGTTGCTCGCCAAAAACGCTGCCCTTCGAGAACCTTCGAGAGAAGAAGCTATTCACCCTTAGCGACTACGGATTTTATCTTTTCCTCTTTAAGCTTTCAATTCATATGACGCGGATCCGCGAGGGCGTGGCGAGAACCTAGAACACCTTAATTATCCCTAGTAACCCTCCCGGGGAAGTGGCGAGGATGGATATATCCTCGCCTGTACGACATCCCTTCTCGGTTAAGCAGCATCCTTGAGCCCATCGGCGATTTTGGAGGGGTCTTTCACCCTCTCCAAAATGTGAGCGAGGAGTTGACCTCGCACGCCCTTGCCGCGCTTCGTGAGAGCGAGGAGATTTTCGTCGATCTTGTCCTGCTCGGAAGGGGAGAGCTTGGACCATGGCAGCGTTGCCTCATGAGGGCCTTGCACAGTGAGATCGTACCGGACGAGGGCCTTGATATAGTCGGAAAGGGAGGCGTAACCGAGCTGCTTCGCCCTGATTTCAAGGGCTTCACCAAGGGCTTCAGGGAATCGGACGGTTCTAGGTTTTGACATCGTGAAGTGTGGTTAATATTTCGTCATACAGCTGTATGACAGCCAAAACATTGACCACTCTTCCGAAAATGGCAAACTGTTCGAGTGAACAGCGTGAAAGTATTTCAGGACCTCATCATCCCTATGGTGACGGCCAACCATTGGGAAAAGCTCGGATCAGCCAACATCATGCGCTCGATCTCCGAAAGCAGGGCGGTCGCATCGCTACCAAGGTCTTTAGGGGTTGATTTCCCAATCTTGATTCCGATTTCGACCAGGTGTTTCGCGCTGTCTGGCCGCTCATCCATCAGGTGAGCAGCGGCTAGGCGAGCTCGATCTGGCTCGGGGAGAGCATCACAAATCGCCTTGAGATGCTTTGGTGAGGGCCGGGCTCTCATTGAGGTGTAGTTGCTGAGAGAGGTTCGAGCGACACCGCTGGCATCAGCCAGTGCATTTAGGGTCATGGAATCAGCAAGGCGGCGGAGCTCAACGGCGAAGTGCTTCATGGTGCAAAATATACACCAACTTAAAAAATAGCAAAAAAGGGTTGCGTCATTTTTTAGGCGTGACTACAATTCACACGTAACCAGAATATAGTCATGGCACTTCCAGCGACAATTTCATCACAAAGCGACGCCGAGGAATATGTGGCGTTCAGCGTCAGTGGGCTTATCGCCAGACTCAGGGGTAGCAACGACCTGCGGGTAAGTGAAGCAGCCCTCAATCTTGAAAAGCGCATTGGCCGCGATCTTAAGCCCACGGCCCCTCCAACGAGGAACGGCGGAAAGGCCGGCAAAGCAAGCGGTACGCGCATTCCAAAAGGAGGGCGCCGATGACAGACGCTGAAATCTATTTCTCGCTTGAGCAGATCGCAAAACATGTCGGTCGTGGAATGACTCAAGTTCGTCTGCATGCGCAGAAGGGCTGGCTAAAGGTCGCCCCGAAGCGCCCCGGACTCAAAGCCCATCGTGTCACTCTGACCAACGCCAACCGCTGGATCGCCCTCCACCATCCCAAGGCGGGCCCAATGACGTCGCCATTTCAATCCACCTAGTAAAAGCAACCTCGTTCACTCTCATGTCCATGACGATGCGCACACAACGTCGGCAACATCAAGCCCTCCTGGCAGGTCCTCTTCGGGAAGCTCTGGACCGGGCGAAGGCCGAGCAGTTGGGTATGGTGTCCATCACACGCTCATTTGATGTTCGTCGCTGGGATCGAGGCCGAGAGGCTGTCGCGATGCTGGAAGACCTGCAGACCAAGGCTCCAGAGCGTGAAGCTCGCTTCGTCAATGTCGGTACCGCCCGCAACATGGTGCGCCTCGTGGAGATCTGGGCGCTACCGCCCGCCTCCTCAGCAAACTCAGTTCATGCCGCCTGACCAAGATCTTATCGCCTCCGCTTGGGAGGCTGCACACGCAATCTTCAACGCTTCCACCGATGACCTTTAACCCAAGCCAGACCGTATTCATCTCGCACCTCGGGCGCGTGAAGCCTTGCATGGTGGTTAAGCAGGACGGGGAATTTGTCACTGCGACCTCTCTGATGCAGGAGGACAAGTTGACGGCTTTGGCTAGTTGGTGCTTCACAGATCGCGATCCAGCTTTGCGCCATGCATTGGAATGGGCGGAATCGCAGGTGTGCGAGCTGCGCATGGAACTTGGGCTGCCGTTGGAAGCCCCCCTCCGTGGAACCGGGGAATAGTTGAAACTTGAAAGTTCGAGGAACCAATCTAGACCGCATTCCTGCCGTGACTCTCGACAAACCCACGCTCATCCGATTGACCCAATTTGCCCGGGATCACGCACGGAAGAGCAATGCTTCTCGCGCCAAAGAATCCCTCGGGACGCTTCGCAAAGAACTCACCGCCACGCAGGAGCACAACGCCCGTTTCAAGTCCTGGTACAGCGCCAGGTAGAGCCCTGAAAATCAACCCTCAAAGACCGAGCTATGTCCGCGAACCTCAATCGACGCATCCCCCTCCGCGACGCTGACCGCGCTCTTCACCGTGGCGACGAGCATGCAGGCTGTGTTCCGCTCGCCGTGGCTGCCTACTTCGTCTCCCTGATCATCATCGCAATCCTCTGCCTCTTCTGACTATGTGTATCCAGATCCTCGACACCCACGAATCGCAGCCGCCAATCAAGGCGACGCAGATCACCTTGGCGAATCCGCCCTACATCCCAGAGCTGCCCGCCTGCCTCACCCCGAACGCCCGTCTGGAAACCGAAACCCAGCGACTGCTTGAAGCAGAACTCTGCCTCCGTGCGGCGACGCGCCACAGTGAGATGGCCAAGTGGGCGCACCTGGATGCGGCCTTGCAGCTGGCAGAGCAGCAGATTTCCCTGCCGTTCCAGCGGCTTCTGTGGGCCGATGAACGCCACAAAGAGGAAACAGATGCCTCTATCCTGAGCGAGGAAGAGGTGGAGGCGATGGGTTATTTCATCGGCAAGGTGGTGCGCTGCCGCAAGGAGCGCCGCCATCCGGACTTCGACGCGGAGGAGTGCAAGGGCATCCGCGGGCTGCTGCAGAAGTACGCGGCCGCGATCGCGGAGAAGCGTGAGCACTGCGAAGACGCCACGTGCGCCGAGGATCATGACTTCTGGCATGTGCGGCAGTGCATGATGGCCGCGAATGCGGAGCCTGTTCGGGCTGCTAAATGATCACACTTACCAACGATGCGGCGGCGCGTGCGGACACGCGGACGACAAGTAGCCACCAAGCCGGGTGAGTAGGTAATTGGCTGAAAACGAAAGCCCCTGCCGAGTAGAGATCGGCCCGCATCACCCCTTTCCCAAAGATCATGGAACATTCCCCACAACTCGACCAACTCGCCGCCGCATTGGCAAAGGCCCAGGCCGCCGGCTTGGTGGCCGTGAAGGGCAGTACAAACACGCACCTCAAGGCGGACTACGCCGACATCCTCGCCGTGTGGGAGTGCATCCGGCCGCAGCTCGCTGCCCACGGTCTTGCCTTCTCGCAATTCCCCGGTGCGGTCCGTGAGGTGGAGCGCGGTCTGCCCCGCCTTTCTGTGACGAACATGCTGCTGCACGAGAGCGGGCAGTTCATCTCCGGCATCATGGAAATGCCCGTCGGTGACCACAAGGGGCTGAACGCTGCACAGTGCTTTGGCCTGGTGCTAACCTATGCCCGCCGATACGGCCTCCTGGCCGTGCTGGGAGTGGCCACCGGTGATGATGAAGACGCGCAGCGCGCATTCCCCAAAGAGCGGGAACCGGAACCGCCAACGAACAAGACTTGGCAGGAGATCTACGAGGCCAGCGAATGGCAGAAGCGCGAGGCTCCCGGCGATGATGCCTGGCGTGAACTGGGCCAGCTGACTCCCGCGGAACTGTGGGAGCACATCAAAAACAACAAGGCCAATGGCTACGGCAATTTGGTGCTCGTGGCCGCTTGTGCTCACGTGCTGGACTACCAGGCGAGGTTGCGTAACCTCGGAGTGCGCGAGGCCCTGATTACCGCCAAGTGGCAGGGGAAACAGATGTACGGCGAGATGACAGCCGAGGAGCTGTTCGCTGCCTGCAAGGTTGTTTCCGCGCTGCCCAAGCTTGAACCGAAGGGAGGGGCTGAGGGATGAGCGCGAAACACACACCAGGGCCGTGGACTTGCACCTTGGCTGTTCATGGGATTGATGGTGGTGAGTATGTGATTGCCGATGTTGCCCCCGATCGCGGAGACCGGTCTCTGGTGATCCACGCGCCAGTTGGCTCAAATGAGCAGGCTGAGGCCAATGCCCGCCTCATCGCGGCAGCGCCTAAGTTGCTGGAGGCTCTGGAGGAGATCAACAAGGTTGCCATCAGGCTTCCTTTTGGACTTCGTGAACAAGCCGTTGCTGCCATCGCCAATGCGAAAGGAGAAGCGCTGTGATCTCCGTCGCCGTGCCAACTGAGGCTGCACCGGCCCCCAAGCAGCCGACCTGCCCGAGCTTCACGGAGTACTTCGACGTGAACACGCCTCTGCCTGGCAAGCGGTCCGCGGAGTTCGGCGGGTACATCCTTGACTGTCCAGAGCCCGCCTATCGCTCGTGGCCTGGGGTGAATGCGTCAGTGCTGAAGGAGCGCACACCCTGCGAAATGCTTCACAACATGATGGCTTCGCCAAAGTCCACCGCGGCCCTCACTGAAGGCACGCTGCTGCACTGGGCGGTGTTGGAACAGTGGAGGTTCGCGGCATGGCGGGATCATATGGTGGTGAGCCCTACCAAGGGACTCGACACCAAGGCCGCAGAAGAGGTCCGTTTCGCCAATCCCGGCAAGCTGGTAGTGACAGACGAGTTGGTCATCCAGGCCAACAAGTGCATGGATGCGGTGCGAGCCAATGATCGCGCCATGGCGTGGCTGTCCGGCATTGATCCCGACCACGGCAACGCGCCCAAGTCGCCCGTCGCACGGGAGGCGACCGGGGTGGTGTGGGATGGTCAGCATGGTGTGTGGCGGAAGATCCGCGTGGACCTCTATCCGGCCGTCCATCGTGTGATGCTCGACGTGAAGACCTCCGCAGCGCCGCTCTCGCAGTGGTTCAAGGAATGCCTGAAGTGGGGATACTTCGACCAAGCAGCCTGGTACCTGGACACGCACTATCGCCTCACGGGAGAATGGCGCGCCTGGCTGTGGATTGTGGTCACCAAATCCGAGCCGTTCATGTGCCGAGTGTTCCGCCTCACGACTCCGAAGCCAACGGATCCGCTCTACGCCGAGAGCAGCTATTGCAAAGCTCGGCAGCGGCTGGGACTTGATCCAGTGCCTCCAAATGGGGGCTTCAAGCTCGGCCGCCTGCAGATGTTCCTCAACTCTGCCCGTGAAACCGAGCAGCTGCGTTCGCTCGGTGTGGAAATGCACCCACGGCTACTGCGCCAGACTTGGCCCGCCTACGAGGACGAGACCCCCGAGTACGAGATCTTTTGACACTTCACCCCAAACAACAAGCAAACGGACATGCCCAAGAAACCAGAACCTACAAACGTACTCACGTTGACCATCGCGCCAACGCTGGTGCCCACAGCCTACCGTGAAGTCACCGAGAGTCGCGTGCTCAAAGTGAAACTCTCTCCCAAGGAGTTGGAGGAAAATACCCAGGAACTTGCCCGTTCCGTGAATGACATCCAGAGAATCGAGGAGGAGAAGAAGTCCTCTGCGAGCCGGTACAAAGCTGAGATCGAAGAGAAGCAGGCTCGGCAAGGCCGTTTGTCCCAGCTCATCCAAGATGGTTGGGATGAACGCGGCGTGAAATGTCATTGGCACTTCGAGTGCTCTGGCAAGGATGCCGACGGCAACCTCATCTACCACCCGGAGATGAAGGCGCTGGTCCGCTCCGACACTGGCGAGGTGGTTGAGACCAAGTCGATGAGCGAGACCGACTTCGAAAACAAGGAACTGGCGCTCACCGACAAGAAGACCGGCGACAACGACGACGGTGCAATCGACGAGGGCGAGTAGCCCATATGTGGACGCCGACAAGACAGGCGTGACAGGCCGGAGAGCGACGGCCAGCCGCCCCTATCAAAGACCGAGCTATGCCTGCATCCTGCCTTACACCTGTTCCCGACCCGGCCCCGCCCATGGCGCTGCCGGATGGAATGACTGTCACTCCACTGCGCGAAAAGTGGACGCGTGAAGGAGTGATGTGGTTCCGCGAACTGCGGGTGCCGATTCCTGCAGACTGGGCCATGAAGGCCATGTGGAAGCAGCACAAGTCCGAATTTGTAGCACGCGGGTTCTCTATCCGTCAGCACAATGGAGCCTGGTTCCTTCAGCAGTGGCTGATCAAAGCCGAAGAGGACTACACTCTCACGCAAGTCGGCCAGCGCATGCTCAACGCGCTCATTTGCCCGGACGAACTGGCGCTTGATGAAGCCGAGCCAGAAGAGATGCAGCTGGAGGCGCTGCCCTACGGCTACGAAGAGAAGCTGTTCGACTACCAAGTCCAGCCCGCCCGCCAGCTGTTCCGCGCGCTGATGAGTGGTGAGAAGGAGTGGGGATACCCAGGTGCCTGGGACTGCTCCGACCTTGGGACGGGCAAGACCTATCAGGCACTGGCGGCCGCCTTGGCCACCGGGCTTGAGGTTGGTATCATTTGCCCTCTCTCGGTGATTCCTGCTTGGCAGAAGGCTTTCCGGCACTTTGGCCAATGCCCGCGGTTCATCCGCAACTACGAGAGCCTGCGGACGGGGAAGCGGGACTACGTCAGCATCGAACCGTTCGTGTCGTCGTCCACCGGGAAGAGTGGCAAGCGGTTTCGCTGGAACCTCGAACCCAAAGACACGTGCCTCCTGTTCGATGAAGCGCATACGATCAAGAACTCGGGGACGCGCAACCAAGCCCTGGCCATTGCAGCGATTCGTCAGCGGTTTCCGCTCGTGTGCATCAGTGGGACCCTCGCCAGCGATCCCACACACATGCGCGCCACTGGCCGCGTGGTGGGGCTGCACCTGGGTGGCAATGGCGAGAAGAGCGATTGGACGCGGTTCCTAAAAGAGAATGGCTGCGAGGTAGCCGGGGGCGCGACCTATTTCATCGGCGGCCGTCGCGGTCGTGCGATCCTGGCGAACATCAATCGCATGGTGTTTCCCCGTCGCGGGGCCCGCACCAAGATTGCTGACCTGGGCGATCGGTTCCCTGAAACCCAGATCATGGCGGAGGCCTTCGATACGGGCGAGACCGCGAAGATCAGCGCCGCCTACAAAGAAGCGCAGCGCACGATTCAAACCCTCGAGTCCCAAGGCAAGCCAGAGCACGAGGTGCGCATGCTGAAGGCCAGCGCCTATCTGAAGGCCTGGCATGATTCGGAGCGCCTCAAGGTGCCCGCCATCGTGGACATGGTGAAGCAGGAGATCGAAGAGGGGCGAAGCGTCGCCATCTTCGTGAACTTCACCGATGTGCGGGAGGCCCTGATGAAGGCCCTCAAGTCCGGATGCGCCATCTTCGGTGGGCAGCCCGGGCACCTCCGCCAGCGGGCCATTGAAGAGTTTCAAGACTCGCGATCTCGCGTGATCATCGCCAACATCGATGCCGGAGGGGTGGGGGTGTCATTGCATGATGAACTCGGAGAGCATCCTCGAACCGCGATCATCCTGCCCACCAACAAGGTCACCTCTTTGACCCAAGCGCTGGGCCGTGTGCACCGGGCTGGTGGCAAGAGCCGTTCCCGTCAGATGATCTTCTTCGCGGCCGGAACCATTGAAGAACAGATCTGCGATGCCGTGCGCGCCAAGATGGGAAACATCGCGTCCCTCAATGATGGGGACCTCAACCCGGAGGCAAAGTTCTAGGGCATGAGCAGCGTCGAACAACGTCGCGAGGCCTATCTCGCATTCCTGCGTTCCAAGATGCCCCGGGCGGAGGAAGTAGGCTTCGAACCCCCATCACCGCCGCACGAGTCGCTAATGGGGCATCAGGTGGACATGGCCACCTGGGCATGCCGTGGCGGTCGTAGGGCGGTGTTTGCTTCCTTCGGTCTTGGAAAGACGCGGGTGCACATCCAGATCGCCAAATGGGTGGTGCAGCACACGCAGGGTCGGTTCCTGATTATCTGCCCGCTCGGCGTGCGACAGGAGTTCACGCTGAATGACGGGCCAGCCATGGGTGCAGTGATTCGCTTCGTGCGAACCAACGCGGAAGTGGCTGAGCATCCTCAGGGGCAGATCTTCATCACCAACTACGAGAGCGTTCGTGACGGGAAGATCGACGTCACCCAGTTCGATGGCGCCGGATTGGATGAGTCGAGCGTGTTGCGTTCGTTTGGCAGCAAGACTTATCAGACCTTCCTTTCGCTGTTCAAGTCGGTCCGGTACCGGTTCGTTTTCACGGCCACCCCCAGCCCGAACCGCTACAAGGAACTGATCCACTATGCCGGTTTTCTTGGCGTGATGGACACGGGGGAAGCCCTGACGCGCTTCTTCCAGCGGGACAGCTCGCAGGCAAACAACCTCACGCTCTACCCTCACATGGAGCGGGTGTTCTGGCACTGGATGCATTCTTGGGCCTGCTTCGTACAGCGCCCCTCTGATCTCGGCTGGCCTGATGAAGGATATGCACTGCCGGAAATGAAGGTGCATTGGCACCGGGTGGATGTGAACCACCGGGAGGCCTGGCAGCAGGTCGATTCCTGGGGACAGCGCCAGTTGCTACGCGACGATGCTCAGGGCCTGCGGGAATCTGCGCAAGCCAAGCGCGAATCTATCGTGGCGCGGGTCGCTAGGGCCAAAGAGCTGATGCAGCAAAATACCATCGTCGACGTCGACGATGTTCGGCACTGGATCATCTGGCACGATCTCGAAGATGAGCGCCGCGAGATCGAGAAGCAGGTGCCCGATGCCGTAACCGTGTACGGTTCCCAAGAGCTCGACCTGCGCGAGGATCGCATCATGGGATTCGCCCGCGGCGAGTTCCCCATCCTCGCCACCAAGCCGGTGATCGCTGGTTCGGGTTGCAACTTCCAGCGTCACTGTGCGGACGCGATCTTCATTGGGGTGGGGTACAAGTTCAACGACTTCATCCAAGCGATTCACCGCATCTACCGCTTCCAGCAAACGCGGGTGGTGAACATTCACATCATTCACCTGGCCAGTGAGGACGCCATCGTCGCTGAGCTGCAGGCCAAGTGGCGGTGCCATGACGAGCTGATGGTTCGCATGACCGAGATCCTTCGTGAGAACTCCCTTTCAGCAATATGACATTCACACGACAACTCATCACCGGGGAGGCGCGAGCGGAGGTCCGCGGCCAGCGGTTCCGATGCATCAACAACGACTGCGTCCTGGAGATGCAGACGATGGAGGAAAACAGCGTCGACATGGCACTGACTTCCATCCCGTTCGGCAACCAATACGAGTATAGCCCGACCTTCAACGACTTCGGTCACTGCCCGGGGGATGCGATGTTCTTCGAGCAGATGGGCTTTCTCACTCCGGAACTGCACCGAGTACTTCGCCCCGGCCGCATCGCTGCTGTCCACGTGAAGGACCGTATCATGTTTGGAAACGTCACCGGGTTGGCAGTGCCGACGGTTAACCCGTTCAGCGACCACACCACGACAGCATTCCGCAAGGCAGGCTTCGTGCTCTTGGCCCGGATCACGATCGACACGGATGTGGTTCGTGAGAACAACCAGACCTACCGCCTCGGCTGGTCGGAGAACGCCAAAGACAGTTCCAAGATGGGCGCGGGCATGCCTGAATACGTACTCGTCTTCCGAAAGCTGCCCAGCGACTTGAGCAACGCCTATGCGGATGTCCCAGTGACCAAAGACAAGGCGGAGTACACGCGAGCTGACTGGCAGATCGATGCGGCGGGGCTGTGGCGTTCTGACGGCAACCGCTTGCCGGATCCGGAACTGCTACAGCACATGCCCTTGGAGGACATCAAGCGACTCTGGGTGCGCTATTGCGAGAGCGGGGGATACAACCACGCCGAGCATGTGGAACTCGCCAAGGCGCTGGAATCACGTGGGAAGCTGCCTTCGTCGTTCATGCTCTTCCCGGCCGTCAGCCGCCACCAGGACATCTGGACGGACATCGCAAGGATGCGGACGCTCAACACCGAGCAGTCTCGCAGGAACCAAGAGCAGCACGTCTGCCCCCTTCAGTTGGACATCATCAAACGACTGATCCGTCGCTACACCAACCTCGGTGAGACGGTGCTCGATCCCTTCGGAGGGATCGGCTCGACCGTCTACCAGGCCTTGCAGCTTGGGCGCTGCGGTGTTGGCATCGAACTCAATGCGGACTATTGGCGCTGCGCCGTGGCCTACTGCCAGATGGCAGAAGCTGAGCAATGCGCTCCGACGCTCTTCGACCTCACCGAACTGGAGAGGGGGCAAGCAGCGTGAAGAGCAACGAAGTTTGCATGAGCTATCCCAAAGCATTGGGGGCAGCGTTCCGGGCGTTTGTCGTCAACAACGGGTACACGTATCAGGAGAAGCCGAGCGCCAAGCGGTTCTTTGATGCCTTCACTTCGGGGGAGTGGAAGCGCAAGCCCAAGAAATTGCGCCCAGTAGTGAAGCACAAGGAGTTCCCAGGCGGACAAACCGCCGCGGTGGTTTCGGGCTGGGCCTATGCGGTGCTCTCCCAACGCAGCAAGCACTACAAGACTTTCGGCCACCTCATCCAGGACATTCTGGCCGGGAACTGGGAGAAACAACAACAAGACACCTCATCCGAATGACCTTTCCTGAAACCCGAACCATCGAGGCTCTGCGTGACCTCCCGCATCTGAGCGGTTCAACCCTCGATGCTGCTCACCAGTATCTTGCTGGGCCCGGCGAATGGAAAGCGGATCTCGCTCTCGGGCCTGTGGCCGCGATGAACGGTCAGCCGACCGACGACCCCAGCGAGTTCTACCGACAATACCGCGAGGCCAAAGCCCTCTGCGAAACCCTCACCGACGCAGTGCAAGCGCACTGGGTACAACTCATCGAAGCCAAAGCAGTCTGACCATGAATCAACAACTCTCATTCTTCATTCCGGGTGTTCCGGCACCGGGCGGATCCAAACGATTCGTCGGTTTCGGCAAGAAAACGAAGCGTGCCATCCTCATCGATGATGCCGGGCAGCGGAACAAAGACTGGCGGACTGCAGTCGGCTGGGCAGCACACGAGCACTTCAAAGGCGAGGTGCTTACCGGTGCCTTGAAGGTGACGTTCACGTTCTTCATGCCGCGGCCCAAGGGGCATCACGGGAAGCGTGGACTTCGCCCGTCAGCGCCAACTTTCCCCATCACCAAGCCCGATGCTCTCAAGCTGGCGCGGTCCACCGAAGACGCCCTGACAGGGATTGTTTGGCGGGATGACGCTCAGGTGGTCGATGGCGGGCAAAAAAAACGCTACGCGGACACCTGCTCTGCGGGGTGCTTGGTGGAGATCGAGGAGCTCAGCAACAACGGAGGTTTGGAGCTGTGATCGCTCGGCAATCAACGCTCTTTGAGAGCCAGCGCACGTCGCTTGAGGATTCCATTGTCACAACTGCCGCAAGCTTGAATGCCTATGGCATGGCCTATAAGCATTGGGCCATTGGCTTCAGTGGAGGCAAAGACTCTTCCACGGTGCTCTCTGTCGTAATCTGGCTGATCGAGACAGGCCGGGTGAAGGCTCCAGAGAGTCTGACAGTGCTCATGTCGGACACTCGATTGGAGATGCCGCCGCTATTCGCGACCGCTCAAAAGATTCTGCAAGAGGTGAGAGATCGCGGTCATAAGGCCCAGTTGGTGCAGCCCACATTGGACGACCGCTTCTTCGTCTACATGTTCGGTCGCGGGGTTCCTCCGCCCAGCAACACCTTCCGCTGGTGTACTCCTCAGCTGAAGATTGAGCCGATGGTGGGCGCTCTCAAGGCCCTCCGTGATCATTATGGGCAGAAGTTCCTCATGCTCACTGGGGTGAGGATTGGCGAGAGCGCAGCGCGTGATGCGCGTATCGCAGTTTCGTGCGGAAAGAACAATTCGGAATGCGGTCAGGGATGGTTCCAAGAGTCTACGCCCGAGGCGGTGGCTGATACGTTGGCGCCCATCCTGCACTGGAGACTTTGCCAGGTGTGGGACTGGCTGACGGGATTGGTGCCCGAGGGTTACGATCATGGTTTCTCCACGAAACTGATCGCGTCCGTGTATGGGCAAGATGAAGACCTGGAGACCCATGCCCGCACCGGCTGCATTGCTTGCAATCTGGCAAGCCGGGATGTCGCTCTGGAGAACATCATCGCAAGGCCTCAATGGCGATACCTTGCACCACTCCTTGAGCTTCGCCCACTCTATGCCGAGCTGAAAAAGCCGCACAACCGGCTGCGCAAAGACGGCACCGAGACGCGCCGCGATGGCTCTCTGGTGTCCAATCCCTGCCGCATGGGTCCGTTGACCTTCGAAGCGCGTCTCTGGGCTCTGGATCGTGTCCTGGATATTCAGGCGCGAGCTCGTGTCGACCTCATCAACGCCGAAGAAGAAGCTCGAATCCGGGAACTCATCGCCCTGCAGACCTGGCCGCGGGGATGGGACGGCACCGAACCTCTCGCCTCCCTGCCTTTTGACAACGTGTTCCCTGACGGAAGCAAACAACCCAACCTCATCTGACCTATGGACATCATCCAAGCTGACACCGTACTACGCTGCAAACGCGCCTTCTTGGGCCGGGCGCAGGATCTCCATGACAAGCAAAAGTTCAAGGGCCGCGAGATTTTGGCTGGGATGGCCCTCGCCCTGGGCGAGATGGCGGCCATCCTCAATCCCGCTGCCAACGCATCGGAGGCGAAGGAGGCGCTGATGCAGGCTGTTGCCCGAGGCTTTGACGTCGCAACGGAGGAGCGAGGAGGTCAATCTGTACCTTCGAAGGGACAGGGAAACAGTGGAGGGATTGCCCCATGATCGCCCCGCTTGCCATCACGGAACATGCCTATGACCGCGCCAAAAAGCGGCTTGGGCTGGATAGGGCGGCGACTGAACGCGAAGTGGAGAAGGTGTTTGCAACTGGTCTTCGCCATGGAGAGACAGGTGGGAAGCTCAATCGCTATCTTACACGTCTCTACCTCGAGCATGGTACTGCGGACAATCTTCGCATTCACAGTGAACACGTCTTTGTCTTCAGTGGCCATGTCCTGATCACGATCCTGCATCTTCCAAACGAGATGAAGCGCGCGGCGTTGGACGCACTGAGCAAGCGAAAGATCGCATCTTGAAGCCGACTTGGAGCCAACTCTGAACTGGGACCCTAGAAACCTCCTGGATCTTGTCCTATCACAACTGCACCGGCGCAAGTCGCTGGTGCTGCTTCACAACAGCAATCACATGGAAGAGTTCAATCAATCTACATCAGACCCCTCTGCGGGGTGCTTCGTTGCCAATGCCGAGTCTCTTTCCTCGGCTGCGGATGTGACTTCGGAGCATCCCGCAGAGGGGTTTTGTTTTCACTGCCAGGCATGAGCAACGCGCTTCTATCCAAGGCCTGGAAGCTTGACATCAAGCCCATGGCAAAGCTCGTCCTCGCTCGATTGGCTGATGCGGCCAATGATGCGGGAGAGTGCTGGCCATCTATCTCTACCCTCACTGAGGAGACATCTCTGGCTCGTTCTTCCGTATGCGAGTGGCTGGCTTGGCTGGAAGAGCGTGGTCTCATTGTTCGATCAAAGGGGCGCACCTCGACTACGTATTGCCTGAATCTCGATGGTCCCTCTACTAAGGCAGATAGTCCGCCACACGGACTACAGGAGTCCGCTACACGGACTAGTCCGCCTCCCGTACTAGTCCGCCACGCGGACCCCTCCAGTCCGCCACACGGACTAGGGGTAGTCCGCCACACGGACCCCCCTAGTCCGCCTGCCGGACACAAACCCAAAGAGAACCCAAATAAGAATCCAAAAGGAACCCAAAGCGACTTGGTGCTTGATCTCGGCACCGAAGAGACTCTTCCCTTCCACTCACCTGAATTCGCGGAAGCCTGGAATGCGTGGGTCGAGGACCGGAAAGAACGTCGCAAAAAGATCACTGAACGGGCAAAGAAGCTCCAGTGGCGTGAGCTTCGCGAAATGGGAGAAGACCGGGCGATCGCGGCCATCTACCACTCAATCAAGAAGGGCTACCAAGGCATTTTTGAACCAAAACACAACGGGCAAAATCATGGAAGCAGCACTGAAAAATCCGAATTCGGTTTCTAAAACCATCACCTGCAAATTCTGCGAGCGCCTGTTTGAGTACGAACCGGTGCTTTTCAATGGTAGGGAAATGTTCCCCTTGGTCTCCTGCTTTGAATGCACAGCCCTGGAAAGTGAAAAAGCTGAAGAAGCGGATCGAGAGCGGAAACATAAAGATCTCTTGCTGTCCTGGGAAAAGATCATCATTGCAGATATCTACAATGAAACTGATCCTTCTCATTCATCTATCAACCCGATCGCGGCGCGACTTTGCCTCCAGTGGAAATTTGAGCGCCGTGGAAAAGGTCTCGGGCTTGTGGGCAAGACTGGTATCGGAAAGACGCGTTGCTTACACTTGGCGTTGAAACAGGCGCATCTGGCTGGCCACTCCTGCTTTGCAGTACGGCACACAACATTTGCTGATGCGGTGGAGGCCAGTTACTCAGATGACAAGCAGGAGAGAGCCAGGGCGGCCGATGTCATCAGGCTGGCTAGATTCTGCGATGTGCTCTTGATGGATGATCTAGGCAAGGCTCGCGCAACCCCATCCAGAGATGAGGCGATTGAAGACCTGATTGAGAGGCGCACTGGTTGCGGCAGGCCAATTCTTTGGAGTGCCAACTCTGGTGGCGAGTGGCTTATTCAAAGGTTCGGTCCAGACCGCGGGCCAGCCATTGTCCGCAGACTCGCCGAGTTCTGTGTGATCCCAAATCTACCCCGGTAATAGCCGCTATCGTGAGGCGCCTGGCTGAGTTCAGCTGGATACCAGAGTGACTAGAGGTCTAACGATCCCTGACAGTTCGAGCCATTCGGAATCTCCGGAAGGCTCACATAAGGTGTGAAGCGCATCGATGGGCCGAGCTAGGAGCTAACCTTTGCCGAAGATCTTGAGCAAAACTTTCAACGGACTCAGGGCCCTGAGCAATGAGAGCGCACCGTCAAAGAGATAAGGGACAATAAATCGGCAGATATGCCAGGCCTTAACAATATTGATGAATGATGGAGTCAGTCCGCGAGCAATCATCTCCCTCTCGTCTTTCTTCAAGTCGGACTGAAGCAGATCAACGTCCTCTCTACAGGCTCTGGGTAACAGGAATCTGAACTTCCCGAGAACATCCAATTTTCGGATCTGCCTAGCACTATCTATCTCTAAACTTCGGAGCGTGAATCGGACAAGCAAGGTTTGCCCTAAAGCACCTAAAACCGTCATCAAGGCGATCCAGCTCGCAGTTTCCACCCATTTCTCCGGCCTGAAAATTACAGCCCCCGCACCCAGAATCATCAGCGAGGCAAGACAACCGCTCATCAACCATAGTAGGAGTCTTTGCCTCATTCGATACTTCTCCGTGAGGAGGCGTAGCTTGTTAAGACGAATTTCTTGTCTGGAGCGAATCACGCAGAGCTCACACAGTTTCGGAACACCATTCATGCCAGCCTCCCTTCTAAAAACCCGAATGGAATCGCATGCGATTCCGCCCCAAGGGCTTTGCGGAACTCGACCAACTTAATCCTAGCCTGAGCGCCTTTGCCGGAAATCTTGAACAGTCGGACGCGCCCATCCCCGTCTTCGTCTTCACGTACGTCAACCCACCCGGCATCCTTCAGTCGACGCATTGTTGTGTAAAGGGTTCCGTAGGACATCGACTTGCCAGTCTCTTTCTCGTAGAGTCTGGCCAAGTCTCGCCCGCTTATTTCTCGGGCCGTGAGCAGCTCAATGAGCGCCCACTCTGTTGGAGATGGCATCTTCATGCCAATAAGTATACAAGACTGCATGGAATGCACAAGTGTATACTTTCCTGGTTCACCCCTTTTTCACAGGACGCAGCCAGTACCCGAGAATGGCTCCAATGGACCCAAACGCCCATTTCTGCGTACCATCGTCGTAGCTGCCAAAGAGAATCACGCCCAAGCAGCACCCCAGAACGGAGAGGGTGACGACTATTCGCATCAGGTCGTCCGTGGAGAGTGGGGCGATGGGAGGCCGCGATTTGCGCGGGGTTGGTGGATTTGCCCTGACAAACATGGCCCGTAGAGTGGGCCGCGCCCCCCAGAAATAAAAAGGGAAAAGTAGCATACACCGCGGCCTCGACCTATTCCGCAGGAGGAAGCTACAAGGGGCTGGGGGCGGCGGCCATTTCGTTCAACTTTTGGTAGAACTAGCTACACATCTGAAGCGCTAAGGTGTGGCGCTCGGCTTGGCCTTGACAATCAAGCGACGGCAACCACCATTTGGTGCATGACCAAACCGAAAGCGGAAAAAGCGGACTCTCCAACTTCTGAAGGCGAGAAGGGCGGTGCGAAGAAGTGTTTTATCGTGACGCCCTTAGGTATGGACTCAAGCGACATCCGCCGTGCTGCAGATGGTCTGATTGATTCGGTGCTTGAGCCAGTTCTACGTGAAAAGGGCTTCATACCTATTCCCCCTCACAAGATCGACGATCCAGGCTCGATCACGAGGTCTGTGGTGCAGCACCTCCTTTTCGATGAGTTGGTCATCGCGAACCTCACGGGACTGAATCCCAATGTTATGTACGAACTCGCCGTGCGCCATTGCACACGAAAACCGGTGATTTGCTTGGCTGAGGACGTGACCAAGCTGCCGTTTGATATCGCGGTAGAGAGAACCATCTTTTACCGGAACGACATGAAGGGGATAATAGAGCTAAGACCCCAGCTCGAACGGATGATTGATGCTGCCATCGCTGATGGTGTCGAAGTGGACAACCCAGTCTACCGTGTTGTGGATGAGACTGTCATCAAATCGACGGGCAAGGTTTCAGACGCCGAAGGATTGTTACTGCGCCGGTTAGACCGCATCGAACAGTTGATGCAGAAGGCAGAAAGAAGCTCTGGGCCACCTGGTTCAAGGGCACTGAATTCTAGGTACGTGAAATTGAGGGTCGATCCTTCCTCTGCTTCACTTGTGTCGCAGGTAATGCTTGGATATCCGAACATCATTTATAATCACAGTACAGACGGTACTTTTGAGGTGTACGGGAATTCAGAACAGCTGAATGATATTCTCGGCATTCTCCACCGTGCGCAGGCAAAATTTGACACTGTGAGAACCGAATAGTGCAATGCCCGCCCTCGCCAACATCCGCCATGAGACCTTCGCCCTGCGGGTAGCCGCCGGGGCGTTGGCAGCTGCCGTCTACAGGGAGCTCTTCCCTCGCTGCTCGGTGGCGGCATCCAATGGCAGCGCGTCGGAACTCCTATCAAACCCAAAGGTTTCTGCCCGGGTAAAAGAGATAAGGGAGGAGATGGCGCAGCAGATGCAGACAGAGGCTTACCTGAGCCTGGACGAGAAGCGGCGAATGCTGGCAGACATTGCCAGGGTGAATGTGGTGACCCTGATGGATGACAAGGGCGCCCTGGACATCTCCAAGGTGAGGCAGCTGCCACCCTGGTGCATGCAGGAGCTGACGATCACGGAGCACGAGCGCACGGACAAGGATGGGAATACCACCACTACCAGGCAGATCCGCGTGAAGATGGTGGACAAGCTCCGGGCCATCGAGCTTGACACCGACCTCGAGGGCACCGGGAAGCCGCCGGTGAACACAAACGCTCGCATTGGGGCCACAAAGCGGGCGAGAGACTTGCTGAAGAAGCTCCCAGGGCATGGTGGGCACCTCATTGAAGCTGAAACCGCAAAATAGGGAGCAAAGAGGCTTTTCGTGTCTGATGCATGGGCAATGTTGCGCCATGAGCAATATATTCTTGGCCTCTGCTGAGGCTCTAGTTACCCTCGATGGGCTGATGAGCGGCATGATCGGCGTTGTGGTTGGGGCAATCGTCAGCTGGCGACAAATGAACGCAGACAGAAGTGCCTCCGCTCGGTCGAACATGGTAAAACTCCTGTTGATCGTTGGTCGCGAGTTGGAGACCACGGATAGGCCAGTCTCCGAGATCCTGAGTGGTCTTCATATCGAACTGCTGGCGGGAAGCTACGAAGTGAGTCGAACGTTTATGTGGGGGAAGCGTAGGCGGTGGGATGAAACTTCAGGCCTTCTCATTGGGAGTATGCGAACGATCTTCAAGGGAGAGGATCGTCCCAGGCACAGTTATTCCTACCCCTCGCGCGAAGACGCCAAGAAGCACGTAGAGGACATGATCGCTCTCCTTGGCTACTGAGCGTCTGACGAATTGTCTGCGCACTGATGCCGACTTGGCTCCAAGTCGGGCCTGACTCGCTACCAATCCCATGCAGTAAGGGTACAACCCATGCATGGAATCAACTCCCTCAGCAGCAGGTGCAGAACCGCTGCCGTCTTCGTCACCTTCGCCTGAAGTCACAGCCGCCACGCCAGCCCCCGATGCCGCGATCACGCCTTCGGATGCCACGCCAGCTGCTGCGCCGGCAGAACCGAAGTCTGACAACCCTCCTGCAGACAGTCGCCCTGCGATCAAGCTCCCCGAGAACGCCAGCCTGGACGAGATCATCGCCAGCATTCCGGATGAGGTCGTGGCCCGTATGTCGAGCGCGGAGATCGAAGCGCTAGCTTCCGGCGACCTTCAAGCCGTGGCCAAGGTTCTCAACCTGCCGGAGCCAGCACCGAAACCTCAGACGCCAGCGTCTGCCCCACAAGCAGCGCCCACACCTCCCAAGCCTGACCTTGAGAGCGACGAAGACGGACCCACGCGCATTTCTCTGCGGGCCCTGCCCCCAAAGGAACGCAAGGCCGTTGCCGACGCCATCCAGGCGGTCAAGGAGGGCAAGTTCAACACCTTCGAAGAAGCCCGTGCTTCCCAGGCTCCCAAGCCTGCTGAAGCTGCGCCAGCTGAACCGAAGGCAGAGCCAAGCCCGGAACCATCGCCGAAAGTCAAAGAGATCCAGCAACGCATCGCCGACATCGAGGCCAAGCAAGAGGCAGCCATCACCGCTTTCGATAGCGTAGGGCTCCTCAAAGCGAACCGCGACCTGTTGGATGCCAAGCTCGAGCTCAGAGACGCCGAGGCGGAGTTCAAGGCCGAACAGTCCCAACATTTCAGTTGGTCCCAACAAGAGGCCCGCAACGTCACTGAAGCCGTCAAACAGTACCCTGAGCAATTCGCCAACCCCGAATTCCTCCAGGCATTGCAAGACGCTCGGGACCTGGCGGAGCATCGACAGGACCCAATCTTGGAAGGGTCAGACTGGCCGCTCAAGCTCTCCGAACGTGTGGCCGCCAGATTCAAGGCAGTAGCTCCCGCTCCCACTGCACCCCCGTTCCCCAAGCCTCCTGCACAGGAGCCCAAGGTTCGAGGTGAGTTGTCCTCTCCGACTCCTCCTGGCACTCCTGCCATGAGCGTTGATGAGGCCCTCACGGCAATGGACGGCTTGTCTGAGGAGCAAGTGGACCAAGTGCTTGCCGGGATTAAAGCCCGAGAGCGCGCCGGTCTCTTGCGTCGGTAATCACTTCGGCCCGTTCGTGCCGCGGCATGACCTCAATTTCGAAAAATCATGCCTGGAACCTATAACGCCAATGCCAGCGTCGAGACTCTCTCGGACGTGCTGGCAACGGCAACCGATGCCAAGGGAAAACTGTATGCGAAGAAGTTGGAGAGCGGTGCTGCCGCCTACGACGACTTCAAGCTTTTCGAGGGCCCCGAGGATTCGGAGTCTGTCTTCTACGTCAAACGCGACCTCACCAAGATCGGTGGGGACAAGATGGTCTTTACCGTGCAGTCCGACCTCGCAGGTCCGGGCGTTCGCGGTGAGGAAGAACTGACCGGCAAGACCAGCACGGCCAAGTACAGCAACTACGAGCTCATCATCGACTATTTCCGCGATGCCCATGAGATCACCAAAAAGGAACGCAGGTTCCTCGCGGCGGGTGCTGACCTTGACGAGCACTGCATCAACAAGCTGAAGGTCAAGCTGGGCCGCCATCGCATGTACGACATGAAGATGGCACTCATCCGACTGGCACTTGGCAACATCGTGCGTCCCAACGGCCGCAAGACGCGTGACTCTTTGACCGCGGCCGACACCATGTCGCCGTCGTTCCTGATCACCGCCAAGCCTCAGGTGCAGCGTCTCGGTGCCCGCCCCATCAACGTCTCCAAGAACAAGGTGGGCTCCCCGGTGCACCGCCACATCGCCTACATGCCGGACGTGGCCATGACGGAGATTCGCAACTCCACGAGCTACCAGAATGCTCTGGGCAACTCGATTGAGCGTGGGGATCAAAACCCGCTGTTCACCGGCCGTCTGGTGGATTGGATGAACATCGCTCTCTTCGAGCATGTGCTGACGATCCCTGATGTGGACGACCACATCAGCGATCCGACCGCGCCCCTGGCAATCTTGGGCACCGCCTTCAGCGTGGACAGCGCCCAAGCTGCCTGCAAGCTGATCGTCAACGGTTCCAACACCCGGCACCGCTACTTCGAGTGGTTCCCTGGCTACGACTACCAGTGGTACGAGGGCCAATCGGCCAATCCGGACGCTGGCGTGTACTACGCTTGGTTGGTGAACCCTGACGCCAGCGTTGGCTTCGTGCGGTACACTGGCACCGGCAACAACGGCAATCAGATCGTCATCACGGGGATCTTGTCGCCTGATGGTGCTGGTACCTCGACCATCGGCAGCGCCACCCTTGGCAACATCGATGCGACGGGTGACACATGGGACAACGTTGCAGCGCCTGGCGGCGTTGGTGGCAGCGCCAACACCAGTGCTGACTTCAACTACACCGACAGCTTCCAGGTGGGTGCTTACATCATCCCCGCGAACGCCAACGGTATGCCGATCGGCTATGGCTTCTTCTTCGGCAAGGGTGCTGCCCTCCGCGGATACGGCCAGACCGACACCATGATCAGCCAGTCCCGTGACTATGAATTCGTTCATGGCCGCGGCTTCGAGTCGATCTTCGGTCAGGCACCCACCAAGCGTACCGACGGCAAGACCTTCGGCTACGGCTTGATGGAAGTCGGCATCCAGCATCCGGGTCTCGAAGTGCCCGCCCTGTAAACCTCCACCACCTTGGCCGCGCCTTCGAAAGAGGGCGCGGCCTTCTTCCCAATCTTCTGAACTATGATCACCCGTTTCGCTCAACTTCCCCTGGAAATCAGCACGAAAGCTCTCCAGCCGCATGCAAAGCCCGGCGAACCCATCGTCACGATGCGCATGTTGGCGGTAGGCAACCTCTCTGCCTTCCGGATGGGCGGTAGAACGAACCGGGTGTTCCGGTTCGAGTACAGCCGCGCCTTGTCCTGCCATGTACTGAGCGTCCCGCTTTCGCTGTGGCAGATGGACAAGCTCGCCCTTGCTCGTGAAGCCCTCGACCAGCGCCTCATGCATTCGATCATCGTCGATGTGGAGGTGCCAGTCGCTGCCCCGGAGCAAACCGAACCTCCAGCTCCAGCACCCCAACCCGCTCCACAAGCGCCTGGTGCGCCAGCGCCGGAGGGCAATGGAGACCTTGTTGTTTCCAATGACACCAAAGTTCCTGAGGTTCCTTCAGGCGATGGCAAGTCCACTGTGGTGCCTGACATCGCAAAGGTGCGTGCCGTGTTCGAAGAGTCCCGTCCTGCGAGGCTGAAACGCCTGGCGGATGAGCTCGACATCGATCCGGAGGTGCTTCGAGCGCTCGTCGAGACCGAAGGTTCCGGACTTGTCATCAAAAGCGGTGGCTGGGTGGACTTCACCGAACCTCCAGCTCCAGCACCCCAACCCGCTCAGTAGTCACTCAATTCCACATCCATCAAATCGCCCATCATGAAATCACTGATTCACATTCTCGCTCTCGCTTCCTTCGTCTCCGTCATCTCTGCGCAGACCGCCCCTCAAGTCGATGCTGCCGCCAAAGAGGTGAAAGAGAGGGGAGGTGTTGAGCCGCCCATCTCCTCCATTGCACGTGGCTTGCTGGACGCTTCCGGCGATCTGGTGGTGAAAGCCAAGGACGGCAAGCTCGAGTTCGAAGGTTCCAAGAAGGATGCCTACAGCACCTCCCTTATCATCACCAACCCGACCGCGCGCCGCAGTTGGACTGTTCCGGACGGTACTGGCACTGTGGGCCTTCAGTCCACGGCCACGCTTACGGCCGCTACCACGGTTTCCTTTGCACCGGCATCGAGTGTCTCGTGTTACCTGCTGACGCCGGCCCAGAATGAGACCATCAACGCGGTGAAGACGGGTGCCGTGCCGGGTCGAAGTTATTTCATCCGGATCCTCACCTCGGGCACCTCCAGCTACACCTTGACGTTTGGCACCAACTTCAAGGCCACGGCCACCCTCGCCACCGGTACCTCGGATGCAAAGGTCTTCGTCGTGCAGTTCATCTACGACGGCACCAACTTCAATGAAGTGAGCCGGACGGCCGCAATGTAACTCCCCTGTGGTCATGACCGTCCGCCAGTCCGTCAACGATCTGCTCGGGTATCTGACACCCGAGCAGCGCACCATTCCCGCCGCCAACGGGGAAGATGATCCACTGCCAGCATGCTTGGCAGCGATCAATGGTGCATTGACGGAGCTGGCGACGCTCGGCCCGCTCTGGCAGTTCAGGGCTCGCCGTGGGGCGCGGATTTATTCTCCGACGACGGTCACCATCCCAACCCTGACAGCGGGGCAATCGACCTTCACTCTTGATGGGCCTTGGCAAGATTGGATGCTCGGCTGCTCCATCCAGCTACCAGGAGATCCCTGGAATGAGATCGTGAGCCGGTCTGGTACCACGGTGACGCTGCTTCACCCCATCGTGCACAGTGCTGGCTCCAACGTCTCTGCGATCGTCTTTTGCGATTGCGTGACGGCAGGGAGTGATGTGCTGCAGGTGTTGCGGCCAGTGGCTATTGCAGACGGCCATGAGCTGTCTCCGGTCAACAACCTGTCTGACCTTCAGGCCTCGGTGTATCAGTACTGGCCACAGGAAGACTACGGACGCATGACCAACAGAAGTACGGCCGTTCGCAGGACCGGAACTGAGCCTGCGCCCCGGTTCTACTGGGCAGACACCAACTATGTGGCATCCGCAGTGGCCACTGCTTCGAGGATCCGGCTGGGTCCGATGCCCAACGCGGAGATGATCCTGCACTTTCGCGCCCGCATCTCTCCCCCGCAGTACACCATCGCAGATGTGCACAGCGGCCCGCCCGGGTATACAGACCCTGGTACGAACATCCCGCTTCGTCCTGATCTGGTGGAGACGATCTTCCAGCCCATTGCACGGCAACGTTTCACTGGCAGCCCGCTCTTTCGCAATGACAACGCCGTTGGCGAGATCAAGCGGCAGTACGAGGCTGCCTATGCCATCGCCAGGCAGATGAGGCCACAGGGCGCTTCTGGCGTGTTTCTACAGCCCGGACACTGATCCATGGCCAGATCCTACAAGGACATTGCCCAAGAGCTGCGAGACAGCGCTGCAGTGGAGCTCTCAAGCAAGGGCACCACCTTTGACCGTCTCTACACCGAGCAGGAGACCATCCCGCGGACGAAGGCCAATCCCAAGTACCCAGCTGCAGCCAGCCAGACAGTGCCAGCAAAGTGCATTCCAGGGGCTGTGCATCCCAAGTGCACCTTTCTCATCCTGGTGGATGCCTACAGCACCGGCGGCGATGATTCCCATGACAACTGGGTGTTGCTTTATCGGCTCGATCTCCAAGCGTTCTGCCTGGCGTTCCCCGAGGTGGGGACTTGGCCGAACCTGCTGGCAAAGGATGGCGCCACCATCACGGATGAATACTCAAGCGTCGAGCCGCTCATCGAGTGGCGCTTCGATGTAGTCAACCCGGACAGCTACACCAAGCCGCCAAAGGGGACGGCACATCCGCTCATCACGCAGGCCAAGCTCACCAAAGAGATCATGGTGCGACGTGGGCCCTTGGCGTCGATCATCCGAGTGTACGAGACGCTCGCTGAGGCGGTGGATTACGAGTACGATCCTGAAACCCTGGACCGTATTTCCATCTCCCGGCAAATCGTGCCCTACTCGACGCCGGCAGCGACTCAGCCCGTAGGCCACGAGATAACCTACAAAGAGCTGGGCAGTGACTACCAGCTCAAGGTCGACCGCAGTATTGGCACCTCTCCGACAGGGTACAGCACCGCGACGTGGGCGACGTTCGTTTTCCCGACCGTGGTCATCAATCACAACTTCGGAAGCGGCGTGCTGATCGGTGACAGATACGTGTACCATCCAAGGATCCGCGCGGGTTTCCGGAAGCGGGCACGAGGCGTTGTTGAGGTATCATTCCATGCAACGCAGCCGTCTCCCACCAGCCTCTACCAAATCGTTCCCGAGGATGTAGTTTACCAAGGGGTGCTCTTCGATGTGGAGTTTCGGAGCGCCTTGGTTGACGGTGCTACTCTATCGACTTCCGGGCCGCTCGGCTCCGAGTCGGTGACCTATGCGGACACCTCCCCAAGTGCTTCCGCGTACCTTGCAGCGATCGGTACACAGGTCACGATCGCAGAACAGATCAGCAGATGGCGGTATGGCCTGTGGCGTCGGGAATTGTTGAAAATCACCCTCGAATAAATGGATGCTGAACCTCAGAAACCGAGCCGCGTGAGAATTGAGCGTGCTATTGCTGAAGAACAGCAAGAGCACGAACAACGAGCCGCTCATAGTGCACCTGTATTTGCTGGCGACCTGGGGCTTGATGAGCCGTTCTTCGAGTCTGTTTCCATTCCTCGGGCGGTGAGCAGGATCGAGATCAGTGCCCATCCTTTCATGGTGAGCGGAAGCGGGGCGTCAGGGACCATTCTCAAAGGGCTCCTGTTTGATGGCGTCAACTGGCACGTCCCTCAGATTGGCGGGGGAGACATGGACGACATCCAGTCCATCAGCCTCAGCAGCGGCGGAGTGTGGCTGCATGTTGAGTGGGCCCCCAATGTGGTCGACGATGAGGTTCATAGTGGCGGGACGCCTGTCACGGTTGAACTGGTCACAACTCCTGGAACAGGGGAGCTCCCAACCAACACCACCAACGGGCACGTGTACATTCACCTTTGGGAGCAGGGCAGCACGTTCCCAATTCAATGGACGAAGTCCAACATTCGGCTGCAGTACTGTGCCGCAACTGGCTTCGTGCCGGGTACCTATGGCTCGTGATGACAGACCACCGCTGGTTTGGGGATTGGATTGTCTCTGCTGTGACGACTACGCAGAGACCGTGGAACCGGTCTGCCCGCTGGTTCAAGTAGAGGCCAAATTTGGGGAGGGAACGGACGAGTCCAAAGGTGCTGCACAGAGTGCCGCTGACGACCAGATAGCAGAGGCGGAATGGGAGGTGGGATTGGCATTTTCCTCCATGCTGCACACTGTTACCGGAGAGCTGTTCGACTCTTGGACGGTATCGAGAACGCAATACCGCTTCCGGTTGACTGGTGGTAACACGGGATACGTAAAGGTTACTTGGGAGATCAGAGACACAGATGAAGCCCTGATCGATTCCGGAGTGCTTGAGTACGAATGGGACGTCAACGACCCGCTGAACGAGACTGCCGGGGAGACCACCATGCCCTGGCCTCCAGACCCGCCAGACAACATCCAGGCAACACACCAACTCACGATTGTTTCAACTATATGCGTACGCGAAGAGGAGTGATGCTCGTGGTGGCTCCAATGACACCAGCGCGGGGCCGCACCAAGTGGCGGCAACTACACGACTTCACGGAGGCCTATCCTGATATCGCCACTGAAGCCGATGTGCTTCGCGCTTGGGCTTGGTTGGAGGCCTGGGAACACAGCCTCGGGAGCATGGGCTGCACGTGTCGCTCAGAGTGGTACAAGATTCGCCGGCTGCATCCCCCTTCGCTTGGGGGGCGGGCTGAATTTGTGCGGTGGGGCATTGATCGTCACAACGACGTTAACCAGTTGCTGAAGAGACCGCAATGGGTGGAGACGAACAATTAGTTTCCGACTGGTTCGAGGCCTTCCTCTTCATCTCGTTGGAACTGGCCATTGAGAGTTCGATTTTTCGGTACGGGGTAGTCCGATGTATGTCCCTTTTGAGTCTTATGGGTTGCGGTCCCTGTAGACGCTCCCTCGAGTGGCGTCCCGCGCAAAGGATTGTCGATAATATCTTCGGCAGATCTGCGATAGGGTGCCGGAGCAGGCGTCTCGGCATTTTTGGTTGGGGGGCAATGTTTTATAGAAAGCCCTACAATCGCGTAGAGGAGGACTGTGTAGACTCCAGTAATGGTAAGGGACGTCTTCCAGTCTTCGAACATTCGTTTGAAGTTCATAGGGGAATGTGCACAAAAAAACGAGGCGAGCAACTTCGGGTTGCTCACCTCGTGCTGTAGAGTTTCAGGAACGATTACTCAGGCTTGCCGTCTCACCCCAATCACTACCGACGTCGGAAATGGGGCGACGCTCACCCGGTTCCCTTGGTTTCCACCCAAGAGATAGACTCGCCCTCCTTCCACTCGGTCGAACAGTGCCACGTGATGCCCGCCTTCACGGGAGGTCACCACGGTATCGCCGCGCTGCGCTTCCTTGAGCGCCACCTCCTGGCCCCAGTTTAGCCAGTTACGAGCCCGGTAGTGTTCCTTGGGCACGCCCGTGCCGCTCCACAGGCCGAGGTAGCCGCGGAAGATGCCACACCAGGCGGTCTTAGAGTCGTCCTGATCGAGCCATGAAGGCGCGGTCTTGAACATCTCCGCAATCAGCGGGGTGGACTTTGGGCCGGGGGTTTCCGCTACACCGAGGTAGCGCGATGCGAGGTCGTAGAGTGCTTGGCTCATAGAGATTTCCAGCTGCGCCAGCCACCAAGGCGGACGCCGAGATACATGATCCTCCGGCGGGATTTACTCACTCCGCACTCGCGGAGGATCCGGGCGAAAAGGCGATCCGCTTCCTTGCGGGTCCAAAGATGTCCGGTATCCACCCAGCCATTGCGGAGTCGCGTTTGATGGGCTCTCGACGGCAGGTGACCCGAGTAGCGATAGAGAAAGTCGTGAGCGACTGCTGCAGCCCGATGCAGTCCATCAGGAGTGATCCCAGTGAGAGACCACAAAACACGTGGCACGCTGGCCCCGTCCATCTCGAAATCCCGCGGCACCGTAAGGCGTTGAATGGGCCAACCTGGCAACTGCCAATCGTAACGCCAGGACTGAACCACCCGGTAGAGCGGCTCACCGCCGTCGGCGCGAATGGGCACAAGTAGAGGCTGGTGAGGCTCAGTCATTGGGAACGACGGATGAATTCCAGGGCGGCAAGGATTGCTGCGATGGCGATGACGAGCGCCCAACTCATCGGCGGAGCAGTGCGTCACCAGCGATGACGGCGACCAGAAAGACGGCGAACACCGCCAGCAGGCAGAGCGGCCCGAAACACGGGATCAGCCAGCAGAGTAGCGCGAACCCGCCGTAGGTGATGCCGCCGGGAGCGTGTCCCACCATGCCATTGACCGTGGAGGGTGCGGTCCAGGCATCCCAGATGGCCCCGCCCAAGCAGAAGATGAGGAGGGCAAGGAAGATTCCGAGAAGCCAGCCGCCGAAGACTTTGGAGAGTGATTTCATGTTATTTCCCGGATTTGGTGACAGGGTCGAGGGTGACGCCGACGCCGACGGGCTGGCCCTGTGGAGTGACGTAGTTGAGGCTGTAGGTGCGCTTATAGCCGTCCAACTGGCGACAGGAGGCGAGGAGCGCGATGATGGGTAGGAGAAGGAGGAGCTTCATGGTTTTGCGTCATGTTCGGCCTTTGCGGCTTTGCGCTCGGCCTTGAGTATCTTGTCGAGATCCAAATCAGCCTGCGGCCTGCACGGGGAAGCGGCGCAGCATTCGCAGCCGTATACGTGCTCGCCTCGAACCCCTGCACACGTGCAGGCTGCAGTCGGGTTGAACTGGCACTTCTTACGGGCCGGGTTGTGCGCCTGCTTTATGGCAGCGCCCCAGCCAATGAAGAGGCCAAAGGCCAGGAGAATGAAAGCTCGGACGATCATGCTGGAATGCCCTTTTCGGTAGGAGGGTTCAAGGGAGGGTCGCGAAACATGCACCCAGGCACCGGGCAGCGTCGCACGGCATTGAGCGTGCCGGTGGCCACGCCATGCAGAGACTTCATTTCCTCGATCTCCTCGCGAAGTTCATACCGGTCCTTTTCGCACTGTTCCTGCTTCACCCACATGAGGCGGCAGACATAGACGAGAGCGGTAGTGACAGCGCTGAGGGCAGTGAGTAGAGCGTTTTCGAAAGTCATGGGGTGAAGCCGAGGTTGCAAAGTGCTTGGATCAGGGCCCCCAGTGCTTGAGCGCATAGGAACTCCCACCAGCGATAAGCCATGGCGGTGGCGAGCAAGAGAAGGAGGGTGGCGGTTTTCATGAGAAGGGCTATCGTATGAGTTCACCACACCCCGAGCAGGGCCGTATCGATTGCTCCATCGTCCTTCCGCCCACTCCAGAGCCCCGCGAAGGCGATCTTGCCTGGATAGGCCGCAGCAAAGCCTCGTCCCAGCGTCACTACTTCATTGCTGGCGCCAGAGAGGTTGCCAGTGCCGGGGTTGAAGACCGTTGGTGTGCCATTATCGAGTGCGATGTGACTACTAGACCCGTCGACCACGATGCGTACCACCCGGTCTATGTTTGCGGTAGCCGCCACCCCTGTGTTGATAGTGGAGCCACCACCAATTCGAACAGCCCAATTCCCAGAAACAAACCCAACGAGCGAGTTCAGCACGCCACCCACTTCAGCCCTGAAGAATCCTGCATTGATACCAGTGGCCGTATGCCGGCAGACAAAGAACAGCGTAAACGGCTGAGGCAAGCTGGCCAACACAGAGGTACTGACCAGCACCGTCGCCAGATGTCGCTGAGCAAATCCAGTGCCGATTGTATTGAGCACTCCCGACTCCGCTGCGAGCGGTCCCGAATTGACCGATCCTGAGGAGAAGACCATAGAACCGACCTGTGAATACAGTTCGATGACGTTTGCAGTATCAGAGCCTACGAAGGACGTGACATCAGCTCCCCAGGCACCAGCCGACGCCTTGAACACCTGAGACGCCGTGGTGCTGGCATTGTACAGCTTCGCGACATCGGGATCGCTTGTGCCGACCAGCCGATGTCCGGGCGCAACAGCGAACACCGCGTCCGTCGTGAGGCCATCAAGCGGCCCCACGAAGGATGGCACCGGCGGAGCGAATCCGTAGGGATTGAGGAAAAACGGCATCGGCGGGAAGGGGCCTGGCGCGTTTAGGATTGGGGGGTGGGTGCGGGCTCCCATCCGGAATCAAGGTCAATGTCTTCACCGTTGTCGATGGCCGTCAGCAGTGCGGTCAGCCGGGCGTCGTTGTTCTGCATGGCCGCTGCCGTGGTGATAAGGCGCGATCGAACCGATTCCTCTGGTCCACTCAATACCTGGTTGGCCAACCCTTTGAAGAGTATGCCCATCCCGATGATGGCGAACTTCAAGAGCTCGCTCTGCTCCACGTGTTCCTGGTTCATCAGGCTTTCCACGTTCTTGGCAGCCTGTTTGAGATCGTCGGCAGGTCTCCGGGTAGTCGTGAAGCCGATGTGGAACACTGTCGCTCCTTCAACTTCTTTTACCGTCTCCACAGTGCCCAGCGAGTAGCAACGCGGATCGAAGTCTGGCTGCAGATCCCGATGCATCTCAAGGTATCGTAGATCTGGATCGAGGCCTGCGATTGCACCACCATCTACCGCTGCGGGGTAACGGACTCCTCGTTTGAGGATCTCCTCCGTCGAGACGCGTTGCTGCACGTATTGTTTTCTGCCGTCTGTGAATGTGAGGACCATGGGTTTTCTAGGTTCGGTTTCCGATGAGAGAGACCACAGGCCCAATGCCGGCAGTCACGGCTCCAACTTGATCAATGAAGATGGTGACCTTCGCGCCGTAAGGGATTGCTTCGGTGCTGATCGCCTGGGGAGTGGCGGCGGTATCCGAAGTTGTTTCCCCAGCGTCGATGCTAGGCTTGGTCTCGAAGATCGAGACATCATTAACTTGGATGTCTCCGATAAACGCTGATCCAGTAGCGCCTTCCACAAGGCTCCACTGAGTGGAGCTCAGGGTAAATGCAAACGGCATGTGGAACGTGACACGAAGCCCTGTCTCAATGTCGGAGACTTGGTCCCCAAGAGCGATGCAAAGCGTCTCTGCTGGGCTGAAACTCAATGTCCGCGTCGTGCCGTCGGGACAAACAAAGCTGGCCTGCGTGTTGCCTATCGACACGGCGAACACGCCGCGGAGAGTCCACGTTGTGATGGCCGTCTTCTCGTAGAGCCAGCCAGTGAGCCTGTTGACGTAGAGATCACCAACAACCCCAAAGCTATTTGATGGAACGCCAGACCCGATGCGCAAATGCGTCGATAATTCTGGATCATAGAGCGTGCCGTTGCCCAGTATCAGCTGACGGGCATATCGTGAAATGCCGGCAGTTGGAGTGGCCAAGTCAGCTCCGTCGGGTATCCAGTCATCCACCAGCCGATTCAACGGCAGCTCCCGCACCCGTGACGGCCTGATAGGCTCGGCAGGGCTGGGGATGACGGGCAATTCGGGCATGCCCCGATTGTGGGGCGATCTATGCGGCTTGCATCAATGAGGGTCCCGACTTGGCTCCAAGTCCGCTTGCAGATTGCGGATTTTGCATCAACGCAGACAGCTGGGCTTGCAGTTCCGGCGGCAGTTGTGCCAGCAAAGTTTGCAGGTCCAGGATGGGCGCTCTGACAATTGAATCGGCGTCTTGGAAGTCCAGAGCCCGCAGGGCCTGAAGGAACAGCGAACGCGCCGCCGTCTTCTCGTGTTCTGGCAGTTGGATGTACCGAGCAAGAAGGTCGATGGCTGCCTTCGCATTCTCCAGCTTGAACTGGTTCTGTGCCTGGGTGAGGAGCAACGAGATGTTGAGCTCCAGCCCGCGGACAGCATCCGCTTTGAGTTCAATGAGTTCTGTGTTTTCGCCTTCCCCGAAGGCGAAGGTCTCGTCCTCATCGAGGTTTGTGTACAGAAGCAGCAGGGAGTACTCCAGGTCACAGGTGAAGCTGCGCTTGAGCTGATCGATGGGGGATTTGAGCAGCACTGCAGCACGACTCATCAGCTGCTTGATACCGGTGGCGGTGCTTGCTTCGGGGAGCCCAGCGACATCGCCCTGGTTGGCCGCGGTGATGCCTGTACGCAGCTGCACCATTTGAATCATCATCTGAAGCATCTCTTTAGTGCGGTCGTTGAGATCGGGCAGCGCTTTGAACTGAATCGCCTCTTCAAGCTTTGAGTCTGGCTTGAGGTTGAGGGGCTTCTCCGTGTTGAACGGCTCATCTTCTTCTTCGTCTTCCTGTGCAAGCTTCGATTTGTCGTAACCGGTAATGGGGTCGCTCGACTTCCGGTCGTGCCAGTTGATCCGATTGAACAGGTCGTCTACGAAGGTTTGCACCTTGTCAAAGCGCTCGAAGAACCCCCGGCCGACGATCCGCCACGGAAGCCTGTTGATGGTGTGAGAGTGCAGAGGCAGCTTGCCCTTCGGGGTGATGTTGCCGAGGTAGTCCAGCTTCAGGCACATCTCACACTGAGGCGCGAACACAATGTAGATGTTCGATGCCTGGCCTTTGCCGAGTGCATCTGCCCGCATGAATCCTTCGGTGAGTCGAACCGGAATGTTGGGGATGGAACCATTGGGATCATCCTGGTCCAGGTCTGCAGGTGCCGATTCGCTACGGGACGTTTCGGGCTTGAGGCTCTCGGCCTTTTCCTTGGCTGCATTGTACAGCTCTCGGGTCTCTGCATCGGTGAGGTCATACTCTTTGGCGATGTCGAGCACGCCTTTGGTGAAAGAGTGGAAGAAGTCAGTGTGATGGAGGTCGAGATCCGGCGCCGTCGGGTCGAAGGCGATGTCGCGAAAGTGGAGGTTGTGAGTCTTGATGTTGCGGTACGTCACCACATCCTGTTTCAGGAAGGCCTTGCCGTATTCGAAGGTGCCTTGGGACAGGTCGGTCTGTGGATCCTTTTTTGGGAAGCGCGCAAGGGACGGGGCAGATGCCTCATCCTGGCCCGGGCGCTCTTCCTCGAGGATCGGATCATCATCGAAGATGGCGTCCCCGGTGCTGGTCAACACCAGCTTCTTCGTCTTGGCATCATAGAGAGCATTGCGAGACTCTTCGAACGAGTCCGTCTTTACCATCCAGGTGGTGCGTGTGAACTGCGTGCCCAAGATGGCGGCGAGCATGGTGGTCTCGCAGTAGGTCTCCGTCAGCCTTGCCTGACTGGTCTTCCAAGTGGCGTGCTTGGTGATCTGGTCCGCGAGCGTGGCGTCCGCCTTGCCCAGCGGGCGGGCGGCAAACCATGGATTCGAGCCAAAGAGATCATTCTGAGCTTGGGCCGCGAAAAACTCAGCGAATGCTCCAATGAGGTTGAGCGAGTCGTTCTGTTTGTCGAAGATGCTTTTCTTGCCCTCGTTGCGGTTGGGCTCCGCTTTCCGGAACTCGAAGTAGTCTTCGGACTGTAGGAGGTATCTGTCGAGCTTGTTCCGCCATCCGGACAGGGCAGCGTAGTAGGAGTCGTGCCGCGATTTGGCGTGTCGTACCAGGAAAGCGATGCGATCGGCTTTGATGGCGTTCTCCAGGGGGCTCTGTCGCGACCCACGCTGTTTGACCAGCGCCGCCTTTAGGACCATCCGGTTGCGGACTGCTGTAAGTGATTCCGCTTGTGGTTGGGCAAGGATTTGCATCGTGATCAGCGTTGGGATTGGGCAGTTTTCTGGAAGTCCGCAGCATGACGGAGTTTCATCGTGTCGCGGTAGAGGCGACGGAACTGTTCCAAGGTATCTTGAATCCGCCTTTTGCCTTCTTCGGTCGGGTTGTTTGCATCCCAGTTGGAGCCGAGTGCCTTCAAAGCTGCCTGTCCGGCTTGAACGTGCATCTCCGTCCACTCGGCATCGGATAGGCGAAGCGAAACCTTCTTCCCGTTGATGGTGGCCTGAATCGATTTGTCCATGGGCGCGGGTGCCCAAGTCGAGTCGGGGAACTTGGTGTTGTAGGCCAGCAGGTATCTATCTACTGGCAAAGACGCGTCAGTCTGGCCTGATCGCACTGGGGACAGAATCCGGTAGGGGATGTCCGTTGCAGGCTGGTTGAACTGGTCACCGTTGTTCTTCATCACCGGCCTGCCCCACACGTCTACCCGCGGAGGCGCTGTTTGTGGGAGGACGTTGAACTGCATCCGCATCGCCAACTCAGTGAAGAACCCGAGGTCTTTGGGCGGTTGCGTGTCTCTCACCACTGGATCCGCATTGCGAATGGGCTGGAGGATCAGATTGGGAATGAAGCCTGTCAGTGTTCGGGCCAGGACTTTGTTTCCGTACCTGCCGGGATCACCGATCATGTCCATCATGTCGGAGATGCCAGACAGGAACGTCTTGTCCTTCAACTGACCGACGGTAGTGGAAAGGAAGGTCGTGAGATCGTCCGACTTTGCGGCATCCACCATGGTGGTGAGAGCTGAAGCGAAGGGTTCAATCCGTGCGTAGCTGTACCACTGGTCCCCAATACGAATCGATTGGGCGGGCACGGTACGATAGCCGAGCTCTCGCTCGCCAGTTTTACCGGGCTGCCATGGCGCAGATCCGGTAAGGTACGGAAGGTCATCGTCATCTTCATGGTCACCGAGCACACCTCGGATGGCGAAGTAGGCACTCCATGCGACCATCTGCTGGGCGAGATCCTGCACCATCCGCGCGCGATTGTAGATCTCCCCTGCCATCTGATTGGCCACATCGGCGCCGTAGGCTTGTTTGTTGCGGCGGTGGGCGTTGTATTCGCGCAACATGTCGATGACCGCGAGGAAGCTCCCCATGGGCGAGTAGTCGAGTCCCTGCTTGAAGATGTTTGCGGGGGTTTGAACAAACGGGACAATGAAGTCCAGGGCCTTGATTCCTCTTTCGGTCTTCAGGCGATTCAACAGCACGCCGGCAGCATCAAGCGTGTCGACTGCCCGTTTGCCACTTCCCAGTTTGTTCTGGAAGGTGGCTTTAGTGGCGTAGTCACCTGCGCGCTGCCAGGCTTCGCTGCCATGTTCACCGACCAGTCTTGCGACCCGTGATTCGTAAGCAGCGCCAGACAGGCCTTCAGCCTTCGCGATTCGGTGGGCGGCGGCTGCAAGCTCAACATAGCCCGATGTGGATTTGAAGAACTCGTCCGCCGTGTTGAGCAGACGAAACGAGATCCCTCGCATGATGGTGCCGAGCCTGCCTTTTACGGCGGGTGGCATTTGCTGCCATTCGTTGCCGAGGATGTCGGTACCCGATGTAACACCGCGGGCATAGGTCATGAACACCTGGCTCTCGTTGGCAAAGGCCCGCAACGCATTGCGGGAAGCCTGCGCGAGAGCGGGCACAAAAGCTCGCACCATGCTGCCGAACTCTGAGAGCGAAGGCGCTTCTGGGCTGCCTGCTCCGAAGCGTTTCAGGATGCTGTTGATGGTCGCTTCTGGGAGACGCTTGATCCACTGGTCATAGCCCTGAAAGATCGCGTTGGAGGCGATGTTGACCACCTGGGTTTGGGGGCCAGACAGGATAGCGGCCTTCCAGTACTCGATGATCTTGTCGAAAGCTGTGGACCGCCGGGTGGCGATTGCATCAGCAATGCTGCGCATGGTGCGCGGGTCGTGGATGGCGAGTGTGCCTTGTTCGTATGCTTCAACAGTCCCTCCGGCGATCGGTGGGCCCAGCGGGTCGCGCTGTGTTGGAGCTGGGGTGCTACGTCTCCTCCGGGGGCGCGCACTGGTGGGCGTGTGTGTGGGACGAAGGTTTGGAGAGTCCCAAATGTGCATGCCGTGCAGTCCCGCTTCGGTCGCAAAGAAGTACGGATCTTGTTGAGAGGATGCCGCCGAAAGCATGGCGGCCCTGGCGTACTTGGCGGCTGTGACACCGATGTTGTGAACAGCTCGGAGCAGGGCCTCATATTTCGATCTGGCAACTCCCAGTGTAACCCCCGCTGCATCCGCTGCTTGGGATGGGCTGCCACCTTGTTGCAACACCTCGACGATGGTGCGAGTGGCTTTGTCGGCACGTGAGATTTCCGCCCCATATCTGCCATCGATTGGCTTGCGGCTGGCTTGTTCCTCCCGGTAGTCGGACAAGATGGAATCAATGTCGATGCCCTCGGCAAGCAGCGTCCGCTTGATGTCGTCAACACGCGACATCCATTTGGCCATGATTTCTCTGCGGGCCTCGGCAGTCTCCGCCTCCCGGTATGCGGCCCGGGTCTGCGGGTCTGGGGACAGAAGGCCTTCCATCAGAAATGCCGCGTGGCGCTCTGCTGGCGACTTCCAAGGATCCCGACGGGCAGCGAAAGCCCTGGCCTGTTCGGTTCCGAGTTCGCGGTAACTCATGATGAGCTGAGCGGTCTCGATTCGTTTTGCCGGATCGCTGAGAGCGCCGGCATCCATCGCGGCCTCAAAGGTCATGATCTTGGCGGCCATCGTCATGAGGCCGTGCAGTGCCTGTGAAGCTCGAGCTTCAGCGAGAACAGGTTTGAGACTGTCCGGAACAGGATAGCCCTCCGGCAAGTCGGCTTTGTTGTCAGACCATGCTTTGACCAAAGCGCGCGCTCCTGCTGGATCCGTCGCAAACATTGCCCTGGCCGTCATCTCCATGGTGTCGAGCGTGACTTTGCCGGGATTGCCGCTGGTATTGCGAGTCTGGTCAATTGCTGCGATGGCGGGGATTGACCCCCCAGCAAGGTCAGGACGGCCGCCGTCGATCTTGCTCTGCCAGGTCGATGTGGGGGCGTCTTTAAATTCGGCGGTCTCTGGTTGAAGCGCTTGGGATTGAAGCGCCTTCAACGCGGTGAGGTACCTTGCCCGCATCTGGTTGACGATGTTCTGAACCGCGATCTCGGAGAGGCCAGTGCCTTTAGCTATCTCAGCGACTGGCTTGTCCTTGAGGAAATCCGCGAAGATGAGCCGGATCTGCTGGGGTACAGGTTGCAGGATGGAGCGGAGTGCCTGCTCATGTATGGATGACGTGGAGTTTGCAGGTGCAGTTTGCAGCCTGCTTTGGTGCAGCGGCGACGCTCCCAAGGTGTTGCTGGGTCTTCCGTTTACAGAAAGGATTTTGACCGTGTCGTCGTCGAAGATGACATAGTTGCGCGTCCTTTCCTCGGCATCCGTTTGGCGTGATCGCTGATCAAAATACTGAATCGCTTTGATCCCCCTCTGGGAGAGCGCTTTGGAAAAGAGAGCCGGTGAAGTCTTCTTCGACAGTTCCTTGTAGTACTGGCCGCCGGTCTTCATGCCATGGTTCGCCAGAACGCCCTGTCCAAGCTTCTGTTGAACAGCTTCGGATTGCTGGTTCAAGGGAAGGTCCCAGTCCAGAATGGAGTCAGTACCGAGATCGAACTCGACCTCATACAAGTTGCCAAATCTCTCGATGGCCGCGTCCAGTGCGGGAGACGAATCCCAGTTGTCTCGCCAGTTGGGATCTTTTGCGATCTCACGCAGGGCTTGGTGTGGGTAGTCGAACCCAAGGAAGTCGGCGTCTGCCAGGCCAGCCAGCAGCCCTCGCTCGTGCTCTGTAAGAGTCTCGTCTTTCAGCAACTCCTCTACAGCGTCGAATGGAGAGATGTTCTCGTCGTACGCGTCCCTCATCTTCTGGATGAGGTGGTTTGCGGACACCACGAGCTGATACCGCCTGGCAACACTTGGCCGCTCGGCGAAGTAGAGTCCCCAGCCGTAGACTTGAGCGCCTTCACCAGTGCCAATTTTGGCGGTGGTGAATCGGTCCACTGCATGCGGAGATCCGTGATACGCGGTTGTCGCAGCGGATAGGGTGTGAAGCCGCGGACCGGTTTCCAGCTTCCTGCCATCTGGAAGTGTCAACGTCTGGTCGATGGCTCGACTGATGAGCGTCGCGTTGGTGGGTAGCGGTTCGCCAAAGATGTCGGGGGTGGTAGTGTCCACCGCATCGGCGAGGCGCAAGTATTCATCGAGGATCGAGCGGACGGACTTCGCCGAAGTTGAGTTTCCCAGGGCGATGGCCAGTTGCGCCGTCTCTGGAGCAGTGTTCGAAGCGAACATGTCCTGCTGCTGGAGGTATTCCTCAATGGTGCCTTTGCCGCCCTCTTCCTTGAATCGAATCAGGGTGTGGAGAGAGGCGCGAAGTTCGGGCGCGATGTTGTATTGCGGTTTCTCGGATGCCAGCTTGATCAGCGCACCCGCGCGTGAGACGATTCCCGAGATCTGGCGGCGGATGCCTAGAGTGTCGGCCCGCTCCAGGATGTTGCGCAGCGTCTCCTGGTTGGCAGAACGTTCGCTGGGAGCGGCATTGAAGGTGCCAGAACCCCCTTGGGGGTTGACGATATCATCAGGGCCCAGTATCTTTGAGAAGCCTTTCGGTGGCGTCCCACGTTTGGGCAATTGCAGCCCATAAAGTCGTGCCATCGAAAGGCTCTTTGTTTTATTCTCGTAGATCGGGCTCTCACCGAACATCATAGCGATGTCGCCTGCAGGCCGACCGTAAAGGGACTGGATCTGATTGACGACAAGTCCACGTTCAGCAGTCCTATCCAGATGGATGGCCGCGACGATGGGCCCCTTGCCAGGCTCTGTGAATTCCGTCAGCACCAGCAGGCTGTCGGGCCGGCTCCGAGAGGGGAAGATGGCCACCGGATCGGCCAGACTCTCGGGAAGCTGCTCAAGGGCTGCAATTGGCACGGAGTGCACATCATGGGTTGCTTTGCGGAACAAGCTGCCCGGTAGGACGAGCAAGTGCTCGTTTGCACCCGCTGCTCGAATGGCTGCAGGTGTTGGTCCCAGTCTCACGAGCTCTGTGCCGATATCTTCCCCGTCTTGCCATTTCTTAAGAACATCTCGGTAGCGCCGAGACCAAAATGCACTGGGCTTCAAAGGAGACGATCCCAGCTGCCCCGAACCTCCGTTGAGCAAAATGGCAAGCATGGCGTTCTCTGCCCTCTGCACGGCCAATTCTGAGGGCCTGCCATCGGAATTGATCATGCCTGGTTCGCCCGTAGCGCGCGCGAACGCCTTCCAGAAATCCCGGTTGCTGGCCGCGAGCGGGTCTGCATTCTCCCCGGTGTCCCACAGGGACATCAAATTGTTGCCCTGAATGCTCGTGGCATCTCGCTGGGCTCGCTCCACGGTGGACTGGCTCAGCTGAGCTGGACGGTTGGAATACTCAGCCAGCTTGACCGCATCCGCCGCGCTTGAGGGCTGGTACACAGCCACTGAAACTGGTGCGGCCATCCCCTCAGTTGAGATGCCGTCAGCATTAAGTGCAGCACGAATGCCCGCATCATAGGCGGCGGGATTACCGGCCTCGTACAGGTTCGCCAGAGCATTGCGGCGACCATTGCCGCTGATGACGTAGAACAGCGGCTTGCCAGCGTCATTTACCTGATGTTGGCCATTCGGTCCAAAGAGGGGTGCGACGAGCGTCCTCCCGGTGTCTGTGGTGCTGCCTTCATGATAGCGGCGCCATTGGTCTGGATTGCGCTCAAGGTTACGCATCATCTCCACCGACTGCACTGCTGATTCAGTGGAGGCGCGGTCATGTGGTTGCAGCTCTTGTCCGGGGAAGCGAGAATCTCCACTTCCAACGAGTTGGCTGATGTCCACCGCGGTGGCCGTAGCCTGGATAGTGGTCTCATTTCGTGGCGTAGTCAGGGTGACCGTGCGTCCCTCGGGGATCTGCGGCTGAGTGCCCACCACGGACTGTTCGAGGGCGGACTTTGGCGACGCCTTGGCCTGGCTCTTGAAGGCCTGCTCTGTCCTGTCCGCGAGGGCCTGCGTGTGACTATTGCCGCCCTGATCGATGCCGAACTGAGTGCCTTGCACCCTGGTGCCGAAATACTCCCGCGCGACTCGCTCGGCGACTTGTGCATCGTTCTCGGTGGCACCGTGCATGACGACATTGTCAAAGGACAGCAGCGCTCGCGAACCCATGCCCGGGAACTTCACCTGCCCATTGAATCCCGCATAGCGAAGCGCTTCCATGAACCCTTGCATATCGGATTCTGAGAGGCTCAGAACGTCTGCAATGGTGGCGTAGGCCTTGTGCCTGTCGGTACCTTTAGCGTGGCTGTCGTTGCCCACTTCGAAGTTGGTCCAGGCGCTTTCAACCCCACGCGCGACGATGCCGGCAATCGGTGATTGTTTGAGCTTGGTCCAGAAGTTACTGACACGTTGCGTGAACGCCTTCACTGCCTGGCGGTGTTGCATGTAGTGGTCAGCGCGCTCTTGGGCGGTGAAGTTGCGATGTTCCGGCCGGGCGGTGAGCGCATCGTAGAATGAAACGCCCTGGGGTGGCCCGTGGGCAGCAAGGTGAGCCGCGTACTCATCCTGCGTCATTTGTTCAACGGGCTTGCCCGTGGGAGCTGGCGCGGCAGCGGTCGAGGCGTCCTGTTGACGGAAGCGCTTCAGCGTGGCTTCAATGGCGACCAGATCCTGTTTGATCGAGTCTGGGAGCCCCTTGGACACGAGGTCCTTCAGGTACGCGAATACGGCGCGAAGGTGCGCGATGATGCCCTGCTGATTCGGCTGAATGCGGTAGCCTTTCGCGGCCTCAGTGGTCTCTCCGCTCGCCTCGGCCTGGGAGAGCATCCGAATTCCTTCGAAAGCCTTTTCCCAGTCCTCCGTCGTTGCAAGCGTTGGGCCGTATAGAGCAAGGGTTGCCCGGCGCTGTTCCTCTGTGAACTCATCGTTCCAGAGGCGGCCGTAGTGATCGGCCCGCCATTCTTCAAACGGGCGGGTATCGCCGCTCAGTTCGTAGAGAGTCTGGGCCGCTTGCATGTGGGCGGCATGGCGGATCTCCTCGTCCACGGCAGCGGCGATGTGGCTTGCCGTCTGTTCTGCGGTGAACCCATCGGTTTCAGCGAGCAGCTTCGGGATCGAGAGCAAGACGCGATCCTGCCCGTAGTCATACGCGGCACCGCTGGCGCCCACTCCTTCGGAACCCTCCAGCACTGAGACTGTGCTGCTGAGACCTGGGTAGCTCGCAACGGCCTTGGCAATCTCATCCCTGATGAGCCGCTCACGAGAAGCAGGGGCGCTGTTCGAAGTGGTAGCTCGTGCCTGAGGATGAGTGAGGCTGCGGGCATCCACGTTCTCACCTTCCGGCAGTCGCAGTTGCAGCTTTCGCAGCGCCTCTTCAGCCGTGGCGGCTTCGTCCGCGTGGATAGTGGCGAGCGTGCCGTTATCACCTCGAACGCTCCACGTTGGGGCCGCGGGGGCAGCCTCTGCCGTAGGGACTGAGGTTGCGGTGGACGTCGGCGCAGAGGCAGGTTGCTGAGTTTGTGCTTGTGCCTGCGATTGCTGTTCCTCGTAAAGCCGATTGCTTTCAGCAGTGGAGATCAGCGCCCCCAGCTCTGGCATCGTCGCCTGGATCTGGGCACGTCCGGCGTCTGTGAGGCGCACATTGGCGGCATTTGTGATGCGTTGCTGGCCTTCATCTGTGATGCCTTCCAGCTCTGTGGATGCGACTTCAAAGACCTCAGGGGAGCTGGTGATGGCTTTCCCTTCCTCAACCGTGAAGTCGGTGCGGCCACCAGCAACCTTAGCGGCGGCCGTAAGCATCGCTCGCTCACTGGTGCTGAGTTGCTGTGCATTGCGCACCGCCGCCAGGGCTCCGACAGCATTGCCCGCTGCGAATGTGATGGCGGCGGAGTGGGCGGCCCGCTCCGAGTCGATGGTCTGCAGCCGTGTGTTGATCTCTGTCCGCCTTGGAGAGGTATCGCTCTCGGGCATGGCAGCCAGTTCTTCAGCGAGTGTCTGGCGTTCGGTGTTGAGAGTCTCCAGCGATTGCTGCGAGGCCGCGACCGTTCCCACGTCCATCAGGGCATGATAGAGGTCGAAGTCGGCACCAGTGACGTTCTGCCAACCTGGAACCTGAGCACCGATCGCATTGATCTCTTGTGCCCACTGATCACGGGATTGCATTTGTGCACGCGCCTGGCGGGCATTGGATGCCGCGGCGAGAGGGGCAAATGTCACTGACATCAACGGACCGCCGAGACCACCATAGATGAAGCCCATTGCCGTTTGTTCGGCGACAGAGTCCATGGTTGCACCTGGCTCGCCTACCGCAGCGACGGTCTCTTCAAGGCCCTCGGCAAAGGCGGTTTTGCTGTAGGTGCCGGCGCCAGCGAACGCTACGTTGGTGGCGCGCTTCCACGCCGGCAGAGTCTGACCAAGTGCGGGCGTGAACGGCGCACGGACGGCGGGTCCGGCCAATGCGGCGCGGACCTTGTCCCAGCTTCGACCGAAGCGGGTTTCATCCAGGATGCGATTGGCTCGGGCCAATCTCCCCGCGACGGACTTCTCTGTCTGCTGCGCCATCCGCACCGCGGTGGAGAGGGTCTTTGATGCAGTCGTTTTGGCCGCACTCTTGACCGCGGCCCCGGCCGCAACACGCAGGATCTTGAGGCCTTTGAAAGCGGTGCCCGCAAAGGTGGTGAGACCTTCGGCTCCGAACTCTTGAATGCCCGCGCTGTCGAGAGTGTTGATGTAGGCAGCCCACGAACCAGGATCGTTGGTGACTTGCCCCGCAATGCGCTGAAGCACCACCGCGGCGGCGTGCTGGTCACCAATCCCCATGAGTGAACCGGCCGCTTTTACGCGAGCGGCAATTGCCTGCTCATTCTTGCCCACGACTTCAATTTCCGACGCAAGACGAAGGATGGCCGTGGAGTTTTCGCTGCTGAGGTCCAGTCCGAAGACCTCTTTGGCGCGCTCCTGCACATCTTGTGCCGTGGCGCTGCGAGGGCTCAAGGTGTAGGCCTGAATGCGCTGCTCGAGCCGCCGTGCCTTGGGATCGAGGGCAAACAATCGGAACGCCCGTTCTCTGTTGTCCGCGTTGCCGGAATCAATGTAGTCCTGAAGGGCGGCGCGGATCGCAGGGTCTTTGCGCACATCGAAGGCCTCAGTCGTGAAACCGCGTGTGGCTCCTTCGGCGCTGCCGATGCGATCGGCATGGTAGAGCCCAGTGATGCGGTCGCGCAGTTCTGCGGCTTCTGGATCCGAAATGGCGTCAAGGCTCCCAGTCTGAGCTGCCTTGTCGGCCAACTGCAGGAACAGTTGGCGTAGGTCGTATCCAGTGCCGTTGGTATCAAAGAACGTGCCGCCAAAGAAAGTATTGGTGTTCCTGAGCCAGTCGGCAGTTTGCTCGTCGCTGATGACGAGGCGTTCGTCCTCCGATTCCGACACCTTCTTGATCCAGTCCCAGCCGGTCAGACTGTCGGCTGCCTTCCACATGCCAAGCCGCGCTGGGGCTTCTTTGACGCTTCGGTAGATGATGGCGGCAAGGGAGCCGAACGTCTGCTTGGCAAGTTCTGCGCCGAAATCCCGCGCCTTGTCGCCCATGCCTTTGCCCGCAAGGGTTTCCAGCATTTGGGCGCGAGCCTCTTTCAGCCCGTCCACGTTGAAAGCGAGATCTGTCTGCCGGGACTTGCCGTACAGCTCATCGAAGTAGGCAGTGACCACCTCGGCCTTTGCCTCAGGCTTCTTGGCGGCCTGCCACATCCGACGGTAGGCCTCATTATTCCCCAGCCATGCGGTCAGGCCATCTTCCGTGATGGCCTTGGGCAGGTCGGTTTCGTCCCACCCGTAGAGCTGGCTCTTGAGGGCGCGAGCTTCCTGGTAGGAAAGTTCGCCTTTCTGGAGTTTGTCACGCAGTCCACCAATGCCGAGGCCTGCTTGGTCGAGCTTGGCGAAGGTGCTCTCGTCATTCTCGCCGGATAAACGCAGTTCAAGACCTGTCTGAAGCAAGGCACGCTTCTGGCCGTCGTTGAGGCGGTTGTTGGGGTTGCCGAAGTAGGCCGGGATGCCGTTGTCTGCGAGCTGCGGGGCCCGGAGGGTGCCGATCTTGGACTGAGTTTCCCAACCAACGGTCATGAAGTTGCCGTCGGGATGGTAGGTGCCCAGATCTTCACCGGTGGTGGGGTTGGATAGATCGATGAGCACTGAAGGCCTGCCCGCGATATCCACCTGACGAGAGGTGGCGACAAGAGCGTCCGGGTTGGATGTGGGAAACAACGCCTTGAGTGCATTTGCGCGGCCTGCCCCGGTGCTGAGGTCGTGGTTGCCTGCCAGGCCTTTGAAGGTCTGCGCGGCGGTGGCGAAGGCGACGGCTTTGTTGCCGAGATCACGCAAGGGCGCTGTCAGGGCACCACCCGTCCCGGTTACCTTTCCAATGAGACCGAGACCAGCAAACAGGGTCTGGCCAAACCTCGAGCTGTCGATGTTGCCTTCCTCATCTGCAAAGGCCCCCATGACCTTCGCCAGATCCTGCTGGTCCTGGGTTGCCTTTTGGGGCGTGTATCCCTCCAGGGCATGAGCGATGGAACTGACGATGGTGTTGCTCGCAGCTTGTTCAGCATCCGTCAATGCTGTTTGAGAAGCAGGATCCTGCTCCCCAACGGTAGCTCGGGCGCTGGCCTTGGTGATGGGGTCGGCGTCCAACTTGCTCCAGTCGGGCTGGGGGAGAATCGCGCCTTTGCGCTGCGCTTCGTCCAGGTCTCGGAGGTGGGCTTGCTTTGCCTGTTCCAGGCGCACCTTGCGGAGGGCAAGACGATGCAATTCCGTTTGGCGGGCCCGGGCATCTTCTTCCGCCTGCTTTGCTGGCGTGCTGAGCTCCTCAATCTGCTTGCGGGCTGCATCACGCTTGGTCAACCAGTCACGCGCCTGTTGCGCCTGCACCGGATCATCCAGCGGGATGGTGGTGGTGGTGCCAGAGCGGGAGTCAGTGAAGAGACGGGCAGGCTGGCCGTTGGCGTAGGTGAAGAGTTCTTTGTCGAACTCCTTGGCCTTCTTCTGTGCCTCTGTGAGGGCCTCAATCTTCGGGCGGTCCTCGAACGTTTTAAGGTCGTGCTCTTGCTGGAGCAGTTGACTGCGTCCAGTGACTTCTTGGGTGCGCTGGTCGAACTGCAGGCTGCGGGAGATGCGTTCGTCTTTGCCGATCACCTGCGGGGCAAGCATGCCGGTGGCCGCGTCGGTGGACAGAATCGAGATGTTACCCGTCTTCTCGTCGGTCTGCGTGAGAGGACGCTCGCCGGGGATGGCCACTTCCTGGCCGGACTCCGGATGTTTGAGCCGGTGGGTGCGCGTTGCCGCATCCCATTTCACATCTTGAGCAGGGGTGTTGAACTCGCGGCCGTCAGGTGTGCGGGCTCGAACCACCGTCCAGGGGGAACCGTCGGGCTGCGCACGGTCCTCTTGTTTGGTGGTGCCGTCGGGATTCTTGAGCGTGAACGGCAGCGTGGCCATGCGCTGGGGCTGGCCAACGATGGCGGGAGTGTAGAGGGGCTTTCCGTTTTGGCCCACCTTGGGACGCTCCAAGCCTGTGGCAGGGTCGGCCTCGATCTCAATGCCATTGGCCTTGGCAACACGCAGGCCTTCTTTGCGCTGTTCCTCGGCCTGCTTGCGCTGCTGCTCTGCCTGCCAAACCTCGTCGGGTTGCGAAGGCTGGATGTAGCCCTGCGAGTCGGTGTAGCGCGGCCGGTTCTCTGCCGCGAATTGCGACTCAACTTGATCGTTGTGAGCATCACGCTCGGCCCGGGCTTGGCCTACCTCGGCAGCATGCTGTTCATCCACCCGCGCTTGGATGTATTGCTCGCGTTGCTGATTGATGGTCGCGTTGGTGCGGTCATCAGGGGCAAGGCGGGCGGCGCGGTTGAGTCGGCGGAGGTTGGGATCGTCTGCGAGAACTTCAAGTGGGTCGGTTGCCATGGCGATTGAGCGGGCGGAGAGGGTCGAGGGGCTCGGCTTGACCTCCGGCTGCGCTGTTCGCGTCGGCCTGGGGTGGTTGAGGGGGAGTTAGCGGCTTCTTCAAAGCCAGCGGGTGATAGGCGCCCTGCGCATTGTTGCGAGGCATGCCGTAAGGGCGGAGGACTTCGGCGATGGAGGTCATTGCGCGACCGGGCGGGGGGTATTGGCCCATTTCCAGGCGTTCTTGGGCGCATCAACGGCCGCCCCAACGGCCGCTTTGGTGAGGTCTCCAGCCGCCCCTGCCACCTCGCCTGCTGCGCGGACAGGAGCCGTGTATGCATCAGCGGCATGTGCCATGCCGCCCTGCAGTTTGATGCCTGCTGTCTGTAGTGGGGTGCGCATCAGTGGTGGTTTGCCGTAGGGACGGATCGGCGCAGGGAGCGATGCTGTCTGGGCACGCGACGCGTCCAGCTTCGCTTGTGTCTCACGTTTCCACCCCTCGACATCTGGCTGCCATGGTGCCACACCAGGAGACGGTGCAGGTGCTGCAGGTGGCGCTGGTGCAGCGACCGCGGGAGGTTTCGGGAGGGCCGGTGCTGCGGTTGTTGCCTGCGGTAAGGGGAGCGCCGTAGAGGGCGGGGGCGGTGCTGTGGAGACCGTTGGAGCCGCGGCTGTCAGGGAAGGGGGGCCCCGCGTGGTTGCATCTGGCCGTTCACAAACAGAGGTCCGGCTGTTTTGGGCAGCGGCCGGGTTCCCGGAGGGCCCATGGGGCGCATCGCATTGGCGAAGGCATTGGATTGCCCTTGCTCGTTGGCAGTGTTTTGGAAGAACTGGCTGGAGGGCATTCCCCCAATCATGGGCTCTCCCGTGCGGGGGCCGTGAGTGACGCTGCCGGTGCCATACCCGCTGGAGAGGGCACGATCGCCCGTTCCTGTAGTGGAGATGGGGCCAGTAGGGGTGATGGTCGCCCCAGATTCGAATTTCACCGAACCATCACTGCCGCGCATCGCCACACCGCTACCGAGGGGCCGACCGTAAGGCCTCAGCGCGTTCAGCGCAGCTTGTTCCCCAGGCGAGCTCGCAGCAGTGGATTGCACGCCAACGCTGCCGGTTGCCGTTGCCTGGATGGCGGGCTGTGTTGCAGGGGCAGAGGGAGCGGTGGAAGGGGCGGGCGTGCCAGGTCGACGCAGATGCGGATTTAAATCATAGAACACATCCAGGCCAGTGGAGCCCTGACGCCTCCGCCATTCATCCGCAGTCTTCGCCCGGTCTGGGCTGCTGGCACTCCGTCGGCGCTCCACAGGCGGGACAGTGACTTGGGCGGGGGCTAGTGGCGGCGATTTTGCTGGTTGCGTCTGTGAGGCCGAGGCGCGTTGCGAGGCTGATGCAATATCCTCTTGTTGTTCTTCGACTGTAGCCATTCGCCCAGCGTATTGCGCGGGCGAATACTGTCAGTGGTGCAGAAGGCGACTTGGCTCCAAGTCCTGAATTTTCATCGAGCACCACGCCCGAAGACAGCGTCCTGATCACGCATTGCACGGGCGGCTTCTGCGTCTCGCGCCTTCCGCTTCAATTCGTTGATGTCATTGCGCATCCTAGTAGCGTCGCGCTGCTCCATCGCCCGAATGGCGCGCATTTCAGCGCCGAGTCGAGCTTGAGCAGCTGCCGCCGATTTGGCTTGGGCTAGCTCTGCAGCTCTCGCCGCATCATCAGCCGCCTGTTGCGCCGCGATTCTCTGGGAATTCGCCAAGGCTTGATCCCTTGTCTGGGTGAGGGACTGAACACGTTGTGCATATTCTGTCACTTTGTCGGTTCGACCGACGCTCGCCCAACGCGCTTGATTCAATTGGGCAGCGTAAATGGCGGCGTCCCAGTAGTAGTCGCCCCTATCAATTCCTTCCACGATTCTCCAGGCTTTTTCAACACTGAGCATCCCAGGGCCAAAAAAGGCGGATACAGCCGGATCTTTTGATTTCACACCAGCTCGCCAATACGCAAGGACCTGTGTTCGCGTAACCAGTTCCACCTCTGGTAGTGGTTGTGTTTTAGTTGCTTCTTCTTTAGGAGCGGTTGCGTATGCTGGCGCAAGCTTTACGAGTGGCTCAACCGGCTTTCCGTAGCGTGCGCGATGTACCCTATCGAGTAACTTAAGCGACCAATCTGGTGATTGAAATATTTCGTCTTTTTGTTCTTCTGCTGCATCACGGGCATTAGAAAGCGCTTCCACAAAAGAAGGGTCGCTGAGCGCTATTCTATAAAGCTCCTTGGCATGGTTAAGATGTTTCTCTTCTTGGGCCGTCCATTCAGCTTGATATTGCGCCTCTTCAGGAGTTGGCTGAACCACTGGAGCTGGCGAATCCACTACGTGTTCATAGTGCCGCCGATGCACTTTCTCTATGAGCTTGAACGGCCAGTCGGGGCTGTTGAGAATCGCGTCCTGTCGTGCATGGGCAGCATCCCGAGCGTCTTGCAATGCCTCTAGAAATGACGGATCCTCAAAGGCTTTCGCGTACTGCTTTGTACCCTGCTCGATGGATGCAAGTTCTTGTTTGCCCCATTCCTCAGGAGTGAGTTCGGCCCCAAAGGCGGACAGGGACAGGACAGCGACCAGGGTGCAGAGTAGCGGTTTCATGGCGTCGGTAAGGGATTTCCTAATGATGCAGGATCAAAGGGAATGGGTCAACGGAGTTTTGCTGGGTGCACGACCTATTGCGGTCGGCTGGATGAGACGCTTCGCAGCGGACCCACAATTTCGGTTAGGGGAGGCGCTCCGACATGGGAACGTGTTCTCATCTTGAGTGCTTCGCGAATACAAAGAAGAGCTTTAGAGCTCCAGCCACTAAGGCAAGCCGCACAGGATCTCCAAAGTAGGGAAGCGCGGCAAGAGTCGTGAAGATGAATGCCAACACGAGGGCAAAGAGTGCTTTGCGATCCCAAGAGGGGCGGTGACGACGGGGGGCAGGGGTCTCAGTGGACATGCCTGCTTAACATTGCCATTTTTTGAGAAAGGCAACAACCAAAATGCGTTTTTTTAACGCGGAATTTTGTCTATATCAGCGCTAAATATTATCAAAGATAAGTCGCTTCAGTTCTTAAAGGGTGCCCGCGTCCAATCCCGCCAATCCCGCGGCTTCTTCCGACGACGCTGGGGTGTCTTGTAGAGCGTGGCCGCCCCAATCGAGTACACCCCCATGGCTCCCTGCATCACGTCATCATCGTGTTGGCCACTCGGTGCGGTCTCGTTTCCGCTGGCGTCGATCATGAACGCCTTCGCTTCCCCAATCCAGTGGAGGCACTCCACCTCGATTGCGCGTTCTCGGATGTGAATGGCTAGGCAGTCCACGACAGCACGTTTGGTGTTGCGGTCTTTCAACTTGAAGCCGTACTGCAGGATTGGCTTGTCCCGGTCCTTCTCGTCAAACACCTCACGCTTGTACAGCGGCACCCCGCGGGCCTTCAGTAGCTCCAGAATGTGGAGCCCCATGTTGATCTCCAGAACCACGATGCAGCCGCCGTAGTAGGCCGACAAGTTGGCAATGTGCGTGGCCACCAGATCGCCCTCGCCTTGGAAGGGCGGGCGCACGCGGGCAACCATCTTGATCTTCCGTTCGTTTCCGAACTGGTCAACGTAGGGAGCGCGCCAGACGGAAATGCTGTGACGGTCGGGATTGTCGCTTTCGGTCTGGTCAGATCCTGTCGCCGGATCGCATGACACCAGGTACCGGCAGCCTTCCTTGGGCTGCTCCCAAATGATGATGTCCCCTTTGCCTTCGAAATCGGGGGACCAAGACACCATCTCGCCATCGTCCTGTAGCACCAGACGCCCCGTTTCCGGGGAGGCGCTGCGGGCCCGGGTCTCCAACTCTACCAGCTTGCCCATGTCGAAGCGAGGGCGGCCAGAGCTGAGCCAGCAGGAAACATCGTCTTCTGGGTAGTACTGGTCGAAGTCCTCTTCAGAGCCGCCGCATTCGCTGTCGATCGTGGCACGTCGCCAGGCGATCTGCTCCGGCGTCCACCCGTACTTCTCAATACCTGCCACCTCACGATTGCTGAGGCTGGCCATGATCTGTTTTCTCTCCCGGTCGGTGATGGGGACCTGGTTCTCTTCGAACTCAAACCAGCCGGCGAAGATCTTCACCCAACCATTGCCAGGGTTCGATTCGCCGGCCTTCAGCCGCCGCACAAATTCCTCCAGTGTGAGGGCACCCTGCCACTGCTCGTACTGCCATCCGGACGCACCGAATGGGGTGCCCTCTGAGATGACCACCGTGCCAGGGCGCTTTGGGATGGACGGCAAGACGGCCGCCATGATTCGCTTGTCGTTCTTCGCGCCGGATCGGGACCACTTCGGGGTTTCTGATGCAAGGAACACCTGGCGGGTGCGGGAAATGCCAGCGTTCCAGTTCTGGGCAGAGTCGATCTCGAAGGTGGTTCCGTTGGTTAGCGAGATCTTGCCCTGCTTGGCCACCATGTCGCTGTCCCACGGGAACTGGTCCTTGTTCTTGTAGTCGTCCAGACGGGTGAGCATCTTCTCCGAGTTCCTGGCCACATCGGCTATGATGACCGCATCAACCTTGCGATTGCGGCCCTCGTGATAGGCGACTTCGAGGGAGAAGGTTGACCCACCGCACTGGCGGATCTTGGTCACCAGCAGGCGCACGGCTACTTCCAAGGCCTTGAGCGTCATCAGGGCCTCATTGATCCGAATTTGCAGGATGTTTGGCTTTGGCACCCGTTCGACGTTGTCCTTGTCGAAGATGGACAGGTAACTGCCGAAGTGCACCACTGGGCTTTCCCGGGCGATGTCCTCGATTTCGTCGTCGGTCAGGTCGTCTACCACCCATACAGGAGTAGACGCCGGATGCGATTTCGCACCGGTGCAGGAAGGGAGTTGGCGTCAAGTGGAGGACTAAACCTCTTCTGGAGATGGGGGTATTTTCAGATCAGGCTGGCCTCCAAACCTTTGCACGATTTTTTCCTCATATTCGGCTCTCGTCTTGGATGACTCGGCCATTTCCAGCACGCGCCCAAGTTGCATTCTCAAGGCGCGAGTTCCAATTTCTGTCAAAAACTGAAATAGCTTCTTCTTTCGATCGCCGTCGTTCGCCTTGAGTGCGCGGGTCAATTCAAGGATTTTCCCATTGCTCTGCGCCAAGGGACGGTAGATGTGCCTCTCGGTGAAATGCTTGAAGTACCACGGCCTCCCGTTTGTCAGAACAGGTAGATCGTACAGCCGATACCATTGGTCATACAATTCCGGCGGGAACTCTTTTTCATACCGCTTTGCTTCCTCCTGAACGTACATCTTAAACGCTGCAATTACTTCAGCGGCTGTCGGGTTGTATCCCGCCAGTGCGTAGACCAAGCCTTGAATTCCAGCCTTTGCAGATGCGTTGAGAATTACGTGCGCCTGTATTGCTACATTCTTACTCCTTGGCCCCAGGTCTCCAGCTTGCTCTGCCTGCACGATTACCCTGCACAGATCAATCAGAAGTGTTGCGTCATATCCGTGAATATCTCCAGGCGTTGCACCTTCGCCACCACCACCAATCCATTGAAACTTAATGGGTTGCGACAATTTTGAACCAAGTTCACCACCAAGGTGCTTAGTCATGGCTCGCGTGGCTAGAAAGCGAGGCAACTCAGATCCACCCGATGAAAGGCCAAGCGCCCTACCCATTCCGCGCTGACTGATCACTGGTGTTTTGCTCCGGTCGTTGAGCACGTAGCAGTCAACGTCAAACCCGAACTCTTTTTTGAAGTTCCCTTTATGGGAAGATTTTGGAAGCCATCTTGCCTTTGCGGCATCGGATGATATTTCCTTTAACCTCTCAGGGCTCAATTTCTCCCTGCGGGCTCGCCCTCCCTTGGATTGAATGGATTTAGACTCTCCCGGATTTTCTCCAGGACCATCGCCGGCAGCTTTATGCTTGCTCATTTTTAATGATATGCCTGCTAGCATGCATCGTCAACAGTTTAAGCAAGCATTGTTCAAGAGGAGCGCGGTTACCCTCACTCCCGCCTTTGACTTGCGCTGGGCCCGGCGTGCCTCAAGCCGTTTGCACTAGCCATTACAAAGAAAAACTCTTGCATAGTTTGCAACAGCAAATATATGGCGACATGAAACAAACTGCATTGTTTTTCTCCGTCGGTGCAACCATCGTTCTGGCATCTGTCTTCGCAATGATGCCCAAAGCGGAGGCGTCGTGTTGCTCTTCTGGTCCCGCGCCTGAAATGGCAGCATGCAACCCGTTTGGGGTTTGCCGAGCTTGCAGCACTTGCTCTTCGTGCGCCCATTGTTCCCGGCCTGGTAACTCGTGCAGCGTCTGTCGCTAGATGATGTTCATTTGAATACTGTTTGGCAGGGCGGGATTCGGATGCTACGGCTCCGGAATGTGCAAACGCTACTGGCTCCAAGGTGAACTGGAAGAGGTGCAAAAGCACATCCCAGACCTTGGCGCTCTTGGCAGGGGTGGGGCGAGGTACAACATCGCACCCGGCCACGCCGCTCCTGTGATCCGGCGCGCCGCCACAGGTACCACAGAGCTCGCAGACCTCATCTGGGGCCTAGCTCCCACCACAGTCACAGATCCGGACGCAGGGCCCATCTCAAGTTTGGAGCATCATGAGGCGGCTGCCCGCATCGGCATCCGGGCCACCTACCTCTACCGGCGTTGCCTTATCCCCAGTAACGGCTTCTTCATCTGGCAGCAAGTCACGCCCCGCCGCTCCGTGCCCTGGCTCCTGTCTTACCCGGGAGAGGCGCTCATGATGCTGGCGGGCCTTTGGGAGCCCTTACCGCAGGCGGGGGATGCCTTTGCCCTCCTCACCACCGCCCCGCCCAACCGCGCGGCCTGGGTCCACTTCCAGTTCCCGGTCATCTTGCCTCCGTCAACGTGGGCCGCCTGGCTGGATCATGACACCTCCATCGGCACCTTGGCTGAGATCGCCTACAACGGCCGCCAGCGCCCCAACCGCGACCTCCAGCAATGGCGCGTCACCTCCAGCATCGCCTCCCCAGACTTCCAAGATCCCGCCGCTATAGTGCCTCTCCCTCCGCCCGTTCGTTGAGTTTTAAAAGGGTGCCGCCTTACACTTTCATTTTTTTACAGTCAGGTCTCCCCGACAGTAAGCGCGCCCTGCAGGGGGCCCTCGCGATTCAGGGGAGCCATGTCCTCCCGCGCTTCCACTTTCGAGATTGAGCCCATGCTCTGCAAGCTGGTTGCAGAGCTGCCGGACGGGCCGGAATGGAGCTATGAGGTCAAATGGGATGGCTACCGCGCCATAGGACAGAAGCGCCCCGACGGCCTTCGCCTGAGTTCTCGCAACGACAAGTCTTTCACCAGAACTTTCCCGTCGGTGGCCCAGGCTCTCGCTGATCTGAGGTGCAAAAGCGCCACGGTGGACGGGGAGATCGTTGCCATCGGAGTGGACGGGCGACCAGATTTTCAGGTGCTGCAGTCTCACCGTTCCCAGAGCCCTACGCTGCGGTTTATGCTGTTCGACCTGCTGGAGGTGAACGGGAGAGATCTGACGGAATTCCCGCTCGAAGCCAGGCGGTTGGCCCTGCAAAAGATCCTGCCACCAGAGAGCAATCTCCTGGGATTCAGTCACGAGCTACATGGCACCGTCGCTTCGCTGATGGCCCAAGCGCGCGCCGCGGGGATCGAAGGCATTGTCGCCAAATCGCGCGATAGCAGTTACGAGCCGGGCGAGCGCTCCGGAATGTGGATGAAGTGGAAAGCGGAGCGAAAGGACACGTTTTTTATTGGCGGGTATGTGCCAAACGGCCGGAGTTTCGAGGAGCTTCTTGTAGGGCGTCGCCGCGGCCGGCAGTTGGAATACGTAAGCAGTGTTCGCGCTGGCTTCACCTCGATACAGAAAGGCAAGATCATGGACGCCATCCGACCGCTGACGTTACCGCATTGCCCCTTTTCAAATCTCCCTGAGACGGGCAAGAGCCGCTGGGGTAGGAGCCTCGACGAAGAGAAGATGCGCGAATGCCGCTGGGTCAACCCCAGGGTGAAGGCTGAAATTACCTTCGTGGAATGGACCGACGGCGGAAAGCTCAGGCACTCCAAGTTTTCAAAACTGATCCAAGGAAGAAGCAAATAGCAAGAAGACCGATATCCCCCTATGATTTATGAAATTCCAGTACCTAGCCATTCCGATCGACACTTCAGACTCAATAGACGTTGAGAAGGATCTCAGCAGGTTAAGGGAGCACTTCGACCAAGGATGGGAACTGATTTCCGTTGTTGGCCCCGCGACGCTGAAAACTGCCCTTCACTCTCATGCTGAAGAGGTGATGGTTTATTACCTTCGCAGGCCAGTTGAAGCAGTCGGTCACGGCGGCATTTAGCGGGCCTGTGAAGCTTGGCATGGGGCTCAGCGCCCCATGCCAAGCAGCACCTGACCTTTGGAGCCGGTCCAGAATGCGTTTGGATGCAGCCTTACCAACTACGATCACGTCTATCGGTCGCAAAAAATATGCAAATGACGGGCTTGACGCCCGTGGTAGAACCTTAGCCATGTGTGGACGCTTTCGATACCGCGGGATGACCATTGAGTCTGACGAGTTGAAACACGTCCCTGGGCTGGAGATTCGTAAAGCGTTCCCGCCGCGCTTCAACATCGCACCGACCCAACTATCGCCGATAGTCCGCGCAACCAAAGATGGTGGGCACGAGGTCGAAGCTCTGCGCTGGGGTCTGCTCCCATTCTGGGCGAAGGACCAGTCATTCGGGGCCAAGACCATCAATGCGCGCGCCGAGACCGTCCCGGAGAAGCCCGCCTTCCGAAACGCTTTTCGGTTTCGCAGGTGCCTAGTGCTGAGTCACGGTTTCTTCGAGTGGGAGACCACTCCCACCGGGAAGCAACCCTGGCTCTTCACACTGCCAGGTGAAAGTCTGATGGTCTTCGCGGGCCTATGGGAAAGCTGGACGCCTAAAGACGCCCCTCCCGAGACTCCTCCCACGGAGACTTTTAGCATTCTCACCACCACCGCAACTACGCGGGGAGCTTGGATTCACGACCGGTTTCCAGTGGTGCTTGCCCCAGAAGACTGGGTACACTGGATGGATGATTCTATCAGTCCTCAGGAACTGGAGCGGCTGGTTCAAAAGGTGCAAACTGGGCACGCGGCCACCGAGATGAACCAGTGGCCGGTTACGCGGAAGATGAGCAATGCCCGGTATGAGGCCCCAGATGCCGTTGAACCTCTGTCCACACAGGGGAAGGAAGGAACGGACTTGCTCCTCTAATCCCTCAGGCTCCCTCCGTGGTATCAGTGAAGGTCGAGGTAGTAAACTGTGATAGTATAGCTCATTCCACCCGTCGCGGAGGTGCTCATCTTTGCGCTCTCGGACTGTAGCATCTGCTTGACCTCAATGCTCTCTCCAGCATCGGAGAGCCATTCATTCACCAACGTTTCAAGGTTCTGTGTTTGATGACTATTGAAGATCTTGATTTTCATCGTCTGAATGTCGGACCGCAGAAAGCCAATGCAAAAGGAAAGTTAGTGAATGGATTCAGTGAAATGCCCGCAAATTGACCGCAGTGAGCATCCTGCCTTACTGAAATATAGGAATCGATCAGACTTAGGATCTGGTTTGGAAACAAGTGCAGGTTCGAGTCCTGTCTCTGGTACGGGAGGAATTTTTGAGGGGGTTGGAGCTGGAAGACCTGAGGAAGAAGGGTCACAAGCGAACCCGTTGGGCTTTGCCTGCACGTTCCGCAACATGCGGGAGGCATTGAAATCTGCGATGGGGTGGCAGTGCGTTGTGTTGTGTTGTGTTGTTTCACCGAATCCGAAGCTTCGCAAGCACATGGTATCTTGGCGCGACAATGGTCTTCCGACCGACTGGGCCACCAGCGTACGCAACTTTGGCAGGTTTGACGGGCAAAACCCTCACCGTAAATTCTGATCCCACTCGCAACCCAACGTCTGCTGGGAACGGGTGAAGGTAGGCGAATCCTCCGGCGCTGAAGTTTCCAAACGCCCCTCCGTCAATGAATTCTGTCACCACGAAGGTTCCTGACCGCGTCCCATCATCCACTTTCGCATGGGAAGGTTGGTCTTGCCGTACAGCGCTTGAAGGTTGTTTGGCCTTGGGATTCTCTGGCTGGATGGGCGCCTGTGAAGCGGTCGCTGCAGCTCTCTCGGACTCTGCCTTGCTGATGGCATTCTGATGCATCTCGTTCTGCTGCCTGAAGAAAGCCAGCGCTTCACTTTCGTTGTGGGACACGTTCTTCTGCCAGACCTCCGGCATGTACTCGTAGGGCACCTTCGCAAAGCCTCCATCATGGGAGATCCTGACGCCATCTGGTTCTACCTTCGTCACCTTGCAATTCGTGAAGATGTGCTCGCCAACGGCCTTCGGAATTCTGACTTCACCAGCGGTCGCGCCGACTTGTGAAAAAGCTACAGGGCAAAGAAAAAGGAACGGCAGGGCAGCAATAAACTTCATTTTGCGCCACCCTGATACATTGCAGGCAAAATTCAAACGTTTTCGCTACGTGGTATCCCACAGGCCAGCCCCGCCCGACGATGGGTGGCGGCCTTCACGATGGCGTCGATTTGTTCAATCCCGAATGGTTTGGGCAGATGGTGACATCCGTCGATGAGGGCGGTTTCGACGTCGCGATCCGTGGCGGCCCCGCTCATGGCGACACGATAGGGAGGCTCGGGCACTTGGGTGGGTTCGAGGAGCAGTTCCCACCCGTCTCCGTCAGGCAGGTGTTTGTCGCAGATCAGAAGGTCCCACTGGCCTCCAGGGAAGGATTGGCGGGCATTCCCTATGTCGCAGGCCGAGACTACCGTGTGGCCCCTGGCCCTCAGGTAGCCCGACAGCATCTTGAGAATAGCCTCATGGTCCTCCACAATGAAAATGCGAAGGCTATCCTTGGGGGTGACAGGCTTCATGTTGCCAGACGTTATCCACCCAATTTGGTTTATACAACCCCCTCATGCCCACCCAATTGTGGGGGGTGGGTATCCCTCGACTCCAAGGTGCCAACGTGCCTTTCGCCTCGTTTGCTCCTCGGCCACGGCCAGGTCAGGAGGATGACCGTCAGCTAGCGGCTTGGGATAAGCAAAATGCTGAGCGCTGTTGATGAAATCCACGGGCGGCAGTTGGGGGAATCTCGCGTTCACGATCCGGCCTGTTGACCCCAGCTTGCGCTTCCCTTGAAAGCGAGCTGGGTTCACTATATGCTGATGCAGGCATATAAAGTCGGTGTCGAGATTCTCGTGACCGTCTCCCAATATGAGCGGGGCAACGCGGGGAGGCTTCCATATTGCATTTGTCTGGGGCCCGAGGAGATGACGGCCCTGGCAGACTACCTGGGGCGTGAGGTGTCGGGCGAGGGCATCCGCTTTCGCGGCATTCCCGTGCAGCGCATGTCCCGTCCGGGAATCCGCGTGATCGGGGAGGGGGAAAGCGTGCTTGGTGCTTAGTGCTTGGTTCTTGGTTGACGCAAAGGTGGTGCCGAAGATGGACCAAGCATTAGGCACTAAGAACCACCGGCTCTCACTACGACCACGATCTCATCGGTCAGCCGCACCACAATAGGCCGTCCCGGGGTGGGCAGGGGTTGTTCTTTCTTGATGACCTGGAAGATCGGCCGTTGCACAGAGACGGCGGTGCGTTTGGCCGTTTCCTCTTCCTGCCAGGGGAACTCGTAGCGCACATCCTGGAAGGTGTCGGTCACCACCTGGGGAGGGGTGACGTCGCGGGTGAGCGTCCAGGTCTCTTCGTTCACAAAGAGGCGGGTGCCTACGATCCGGTTTTGCAGGTTGATCTGATCGTCGTACTTGGAATCGGGCGGCATCACGGCCGGGGCGTTGATGAGGGCGGCTTGATCCTCCGTGTAGGGATGGGTGCGGCCGTTGGTAAAGTAGTAGTCCGTTCCGGAGGTGAGGGTCGCGGTGTAGTCGCGGGTGCCCAGTCGCAGCACGGTGGAGACATCGTGCACAGCACGTGTGCCGGCGGCAGCCTCCGCGAGCAGCCTCTCCGCCAGGGCCTGGCTGTCGGTGGGAATGGCCTCCGACTTGGGCAGGGGCAGGATCACGGCCTGGACCAGGGAACTGCGGGCGGGTGCCGGGGTCTCGGCAGTCCGTGCGGGAGCCGGCTGATCCTCCTTGTTAACTCCTATGACCCACCAGCGCAGACGGGATCCCCTTGCACCCGGGGCGGCGGCATCCGGTGCCGTGGCCACCGCCACCACCTGCGGCTGCCCGGGCGGGAGCTTTGCGCTCAGGTGGAGCAGACCGGTGGGGAAGGCGGGGCGCTTGATGCCGGAGTTGGTGACGTTGGTTCCTGAAACTGAGGGCTGCCAGATGCCCCATTGCTGCCAGGCGGGCGTCCCGATGGCGATCAGCTCGGCATTCACCACGGCCAGCCCCGTCTGCTCCTCCAGGGAGACTTCCAGCCGTTCCTTGGCCCCGGCGGATACCTGCTCCAGATGGCGCATGTTGAAGTAAATGCCTTTGGCATGCGGGGCGGTGTTCACATAGGGGCCGCCGTAGAAGTTGACGGGCTGCGTCGCATTCCACCGAGACGGAGCTCCGTTGTCTGAGATCTGGCGGCGCGCGTTCATCGCCACCACGGTCGCTTTGCCCTGCCGGGTGGCTTCCAGAAGCTGGGTGGCCAGGTGGCCCGCCTGATCGGGCTCCAGCGCGAACGCTTTCGCCATCCAGTCCAAGGGGGTATCGATCTGCCAGATGGTGGTGTGGAGATGAGGAGGGGCTTCAGAAGGTCCGCCGCCAGGGCCAAAGGGATCGCGCGCCACCGGGGCCTGGGGCGGCGGAGCAGGCGCTGGTGGCACCTGGGGAGGCGGGGTGCCATCCACGGCCCGCGCAAACGTGACCAGCATCCGCTCCCCTTGCTGCGTGGTGTTCAGCAGCACCGCCTTTCCTGGGGGGAAGGCGGACAGCATCTCCAGCGACAATCCTTCCTCTTCCCGATAGGGCGCATCCGCCAGTTCCAGGTTGCCTTCGTCCTGCTCCGTTCCTTCCATCGCGTGCTTCCACCGTCTCCACACCAGGGGTGTGGAGGGCTGGGAAAGGCCGACCTGAGCCACCTGCCAGGGAGTGGTGCCACCGGGAGGGAGGACCATGCCGGAGGTGCCAGATGCCTGTATGTGCAGTTCGTACCGGCGGCTGAACTCGTCGTCCTCCGCCACGCAGGGGCGGAAGATGCGGTCATTGTGTGTGGGCTCGAACCCGGTGGAGTCATTCCACTTCACCACGCTCCGGAGGATGATGTCATTGTCTTCCGTGAGGCGGGTGGACTTGCCCATCGCGGACGCCCCGCTCATCACGGAGCGCAGCCGGATGTCGCCTCCAGAGAGCGCCTTGTTGAGGCACGATTGCATCCAGGGCCCATCTTGCGCGTCAGATTGGCGGGTGCTCAGCCAGTTTTGCACGGTCTGGGCCGGCAGGTCCAGAGTCCACGCCTGCCAGGCACCTCCCATGGACTCGAGGGGTACGCCTTCGCCAGTCTTCTCCGCCAGATCAGCTGACAAGGTCAGTCGGCCAAACAGCGCCCACACATAGGCCGGGCCAGTCTCCGTGCCGGGGGCAGCTTCTTTGGCGAGCGGCTCCATCTGGGCAGCGAGCAGGAAGGGCTCGCTCAGCGGGGCCAGCACATGGCCCTGATACTCCCAGGTGGGAAAGAGGAGCTTGGGCGCAGGGAAATGGGGGTGCACCCACGCTGGCGAGGGCCGCTTCTCGGGCAGGGCGGCGCAGTTGACGTTGAGTTTGATTTCCACGCCGCCTTCATCCAGCGCCAACGCCATTTCTCCGGTGGCGATTGAGCCCACAGGGGATTGGTCCAGGCTGTCCAGCATGTCGTCCCAGATCTCCGGATTGAGATGCGGCAAGTTCTCCTGCATGATGCTCGACCAGAGTTGGGAGGACTCCCCCTGGCGGATGTAGTGCTGGGGACGCTGATAGCCGGACTTAAAGGCCTCCCGCGGTGTGGACTCTGCCCTGAAGCTCTCCACAAGCTCAAGTTTTCCAGCCGCCTTGGCCTGGAGCAGCCAGCGGTGCCAGGAGAGGCTGCCTGCCTCACGATCCTGCTCCAGCGTTTTGGCGAAGTCCAAGGCAGGCACCTTCAGCAACGCCAGGCTCAGGCGGATCTTCTTCTCTTCCACCGGATCTCCCGGCTGGAGAAACGCCAGCGGATCCGGCACCGGCGCTCCGGGGTAGGAGCGAGACAGCAGGTGCCCCTGCGCCCGCGCCTCCGTCACCCAGGGAGCATGCGGAACGGCCAGGCACGCCGCCAGGGCCACGGGGAATAGCCATCTGAATGGATGTAGCAGGCGGGCAGCGTGAGCCGGATAAGGGGTCATGCTGGCGAAGCCTAAGGATTTATTCGATGGCTGTCAAGGAGGGGAGGTTTTTGGGTTCTCGGTGCTTGATGGATGGGGGAGATGCCATCGGTTAAAGGTAAGTACTTTTCCAGGTGAGAGGGGTGTGCTGGGCGGTTTGGCCGGTGAGCCGACTGAAGTCCACTGCCATCAGGGAAAAAGGGGTGACGATGATCTCCCTTTGGCGAACGAGCTGAGGGCTGAAAGCCCGGAGTGATACCAGCCTTGGGCAACGCCCAAGGTTGGCGTTAGTTTTAGATGTTGAGGGCTGAAGGCCCGGGGTCATTCAGGGATGCTCGTCGTGGGCAGGCTTGATGAGGCCGGGCCTTCAGCCCTCAAGGGTTGTTTGGTCATCTATTCCTTGGGCGTTGCCCAAGGCTGGTATCACGCCGAGCCTTCGGCCCTCCTGAAGTGGCACTCCTGCTACAAGTATGGCTGA